AGTTAGGCCAAGGCTCTTCTGGAGGTGCTCTGGTTAAGTACGAGCAACCCCAACCACCTGCGGTGATAGACAATAAGCCAAAAGAAAATGATGAACCTGAGGTGAAGACCGAGGAACCTAAAGCTGCTGCTGGCGAATATGCATATACAGTAGTAGTTCGAGGAGACAAGCTCAGATTCATGGAAGGTCAACAAGAACGTGGAGCGTATTCTGGCGGGGTTAAGTTTCTCTATAAAATATCAAATAACTTAACTAAAAAGATATCGGGAGAACAGATTGATAATAAGCCTAAAATCTGGGCAGAAATCACAATGGCTGGTGTATTCGGAGATACTTTCAAAATGGTATTTGACGAATTTAACGAAAAGGAATTCAAATTTGGCGGAAATTTACTTGCTCAAATACTGCCTTCTGTTGAATTAAGCTTTACTCCAGAAATTAATACTGTGTACTCAAAAGAAAAACCTGAACTTGATCTAGCTGACGTTATCAAGGCAACGAACATAACTCTCGGAAGCAAATCTACATCTGAGATCAAGTCAATTCAAAAGCAAATACAAAAAGAACTGAGCGCTAGGGAACCTGATCAAAAAGAAAAGGCCCCTGATAAACAAGTGGATCAGGCTCAGAATAAATAACTAAAAAATAAAAGACATACGATGGCAGGTCTACCACATTTTAAAAATTCAACAGCAGGTCCTGGTAAGTACGAACCTATTTACCTTAATCAGTTCGAGGTTATCATTACCCCGCCACCTGCAGTGTCTGGAAAAATCGGTTTTGGTAATAACTTAATGCTTGAGCACGTATTGAAAGTAACTAGCTTACCGGAATACGCAGGATCAGGATCAGCAGTTGTTATTCAAAACTATAAATTCTCACAAAGAACTTACGCACCAGCAAAACCAGCTCAAACATATCATCAGTTCACAATTGATTTTGAGGTTAACTTGAACAATACTAACGATATGTACATTTACAATGCATTGAGAGCATGGGCTGATTTAATTTATAACCCATTAACTGGTCGTCAAGGATTAAAAACCGATTACGCAGATGCAAGCATTCAAGTAACTCAGTTCAACAGAGCAGGTTTAATCTTTAGAGATTTCATGTTCTCGCCAGTATTCATTGGCCCTAATAAAATGACTGAAACTGTTCTTGATTACACAAGTGAAGGTATCTATAAATTGACTGCACAATTCACAGCAGACTCTTACACTGAATCAAGAATCGGACAATAAAAATAATCATCTAAAAGTATGGACATGTTCAACACCAAAGACAGACGTAATCTTTCAATGGATGATTACATGAATCCAAAGAAACCTAGTTTCGGAGGACCAAATTCAAAGAAAGACTTTGATACATCAAAAAAAGAAACATTGAAAGGCTACCAGCGAGTAATTGACAGAAATGCCGATTTTGAAGGTGGAAAATTCAACCATAATTATGACCCAACATGGAAGGCGGTAACTCGTGACTTAATTTCAAGAACGGCAAAGAAAAAACCATTTGAACCAATGTACGCAAAACCAACAATTGCAACAGTTGACGCTGTTGAAGAAGGAAAAATCCTTCGATTTGAACAATTCGTTAACGAAGATTTCAACATGTTCGCTGAGGCAGAAGAAGATATGCCAGCAAACGATGATATGCCAGCTAATGACGATATGCCGTCTGATGAGCCGGTAATCGATGAAGAACAATTAGCCGCTTTAATGGAAGACTTTGGAGATGATCTTAAAGACATCATCGAAGACATCGCTGAAAAGATGGAAATGGAAAAAGAAGATCTTTGCGATCTATTATGTGCAGCAGTTAAAAAACTTTGTACAGAAGAGAATGATGAAGACGGAAATGAAGATGGCAACGAAGACGATGCAATCGGAGATGACGACAATTCTGACGAAAACGCTTAATTAAGAATGATCAAGCTATTTGAACAGTGGTTAGCTGAAAAAGACGAAATGACTTCACCTGAAAAGGCGGAGCCGACTGCTTCTGCGAATCCTAATTCCTATAAACTTAGCATCTCAGCAGATGGTGCATCATTTGAAGTTGAAGGAACTAGCGATAAAGACTTCACTAGCAAAGAAGCTATCTCATTCACAGTAATAAATTCAACTAATTCAAGTATCAAGCCTAATGCAACGATAATGATTTCGCCAAAGGCCGATAAGGATGGAGATTTTGATATTGTAGCTATTAACGACAAGAATAAACCTGAAGATGCAATGATTTATTCCGGTAAAGTAGTAAAATCAAAAGCGTAATTGCATCTCATTTAATTAATAAAACAAGAAAGGGGCTTAATGCCCCTTTTTTATTGTCTCTACTCCAGCAAGTTCCCCAATTTCAAAGTCCCCGTCTATTAATTTGGGAACGAATTCGATTGTTCCATAAGCGGTATTTAAGAACTTGATTGTGTTATTGATATTACTAACACTGAGGCCAGCATTAACATAGATTATTCGGTTATACTTACGGTTCCTAACATTAATTGCCTTATCGATTAGTTTCTTAATCTCATAGTTTATTAGGAATGCTTGGATCTTATTCGGCACTAGAATTTCGTGATCGAATTTTTCCTTTATTATTTTATTTACATTCAGTAAATAGTCGCATTTTTGCTTTTTATTAAAAGCTTGAATGAATTGCTTTTGATCTCTTACAAAAACTATTTCAAGCTTTCTTTCTAATGAATCGATCATAGAGTTTCTGGGTCGATTTTTTTAACTTCAACGCCAGCTCTTCGTAAAAAGTCTAGGCCGGCGATATCTCGGTATTCTTCTAAATACACAACTCTTTTGATTCCTGCTTGTAGAATTAATTTGCTACAATCGGTACACGGAGAGTAGGTAATATAAAGAGTCGCCCCTTCGCTACTTTGTGTTGATTTGGCAACCTTTGCTAAAGCATTGGACTCAGCATGCAAGACATACCATTTAGTTTGGTACTCCTTAAATGATCCATCCTCGTGATTTATTGCAATTTCACATTCATTTTCAAAGCCGGACGGTGTTCCATTGTAACCATCGGCAATAATCGTATTATTCTTTACAATTAGAGCTCCAACCTTTTTACGGATCGCATGAGAAAGACCTGACCATGTTTGGGCCATCTTGATGTACGTGACATCGATCATGTGTTGACGCTGTATGCTGGTTGAATTAACTGACATTCTTATCTTCTTTTAATTTTTCAAAAATCCATTTTAAAAGATCATTGTCTTGTTGAAATAACACAAGTTCATCAGTATGATTTGTTGCTGCTGCGAATACAATATTAAAATCTTCGCTTGAGGATCCGTCTATTTCTATCAAATCAGTAGTAATTGCAGGTAGAGTAACTGGGCCGAAGTCTGACCCTAGCATTCTTTGTGCTAAATCATAGTGTCTATCGTAAACATGATAAGAATTTGCAACATGAGTATATGTACCAAGTTCAAGATCTGGATAGATTTCCTTTAGATGAGCATGAATTTGCATCTGCAAAGAACAAAAGAATGCTACATCGGTTGGAGTACCCCAAATAGCATCATTACTTCTCATGTAAACGCTCATGTATAACTTATTTTGACGAATGTGTAAATTCGCGTACATCGTACATACGAAATCCTTATTTGTCAAATACTGGTGATCAGGTTTGTTGAAATGAAGGATTGCTTGTCGAGTACTAGAGTCATTCATTAAACTTTGGATCGCCCATTGGTATTGAGTAATCCCATATTGATTCTTCTCATTAAAGATTAAATTGCCGTACGCTGAATTAGCGGTTCCGTCTGGGTTTTGAATGGTTTCCCAGAACTTTGCCCATTTTGAAATGAAGGCAACGTCATTACGGCCTGCGTAATACCATAGAAATTCAGCAGCAATGTACTTTTGTTGAGATCCTCTGACCTCATTATCATACAAGCACTGAGTTGGATCATCAATTACTATTGCAACATCAAGCAATTCTTTACTTGTTGTGCCTCTAGCATTGTTAATCATCCCGTTTGTCAATAAGTGCTCTATTGACTGTTTATATGCTTGTGCAAACGTGTGCCCTTTAAATGTAATCATACTGTGGAAATAATACTATTCAAATATAATACTAAGAAAATGAGAAAAGGTTAGCCTAAACGATCTTTAGGTCAGAAAAATGATCGGTGTTTTCAACCTGGATCTTGGTATCAAAATATTCTTCAGGTAGAGGATCATGAGAAATCACGAAAACTGTCATGCCGTACTTTTTAGCAAAGGTTTTTAACAAATCGACTACCCTAAAAATTGAATCTACGTCTAGTGAAGAAAAGACTTCATCAAGAAAGAGAAGATTCACCTTGTTGTGTTTTAATTTAATTAATTCCAAGATACAAAGCAAAACAATGAGATTCATTTTCTTTTGTTCACCAGCGGATAGCGAGTCTGGGGAAACTTGCATTCCCAAATGAGTTATGATTGGATTGAATTCTAAATCAAACTCAAATGCAAATTTAAACTCTAAAACTTTAGCAGTCTTTAGTATCTTTTTGTTCAATAATGGAATGATTTGGCTCATTAGCATCTTTTTCATGCCATTATCTGACAAGATCATTTCCATTTCTTGAGAAACTTTCAATTTTTCTTGTCTGTCAGATAGACTAGAATTAGATGATTGAATTTCTGTCTTAATGTTATTAATTACCTCAGTCAAATGTTTATCAGAGGTTTGATTACTCTGACGACTCAATTCAGAAACTTCACGTTTAACTGCAGTTATTTGAGCTTCAATTTGATAGTATTTTCCTTTAGCTTCGCCTGATTCATTTTCAACAGCAGATAAAGTCTTTTCATGAGCCTTTATTCGGTCAGAGATTTCCGGAAAAGCCGATTCTTGTTCAGCCTTTTTTGCGACCAATTTATCTTTAATTTGAGAATGCACTTCATCAGTTAGGTCAGAGAGACAGTGTGGACATTTATTTTTATTGTAAATATCAAGCTTCTTTTGAATTTCAGAAATATTTGCCCTAACTGTACTTAGCTTTTCTTGCTCAGATCGAATACTCTGTCTAATTTCTGAAATTTTACCAGAAAAACTGCTAGCTTCAGTATGTGCAGTCTTTTTATCATTTACTAATTGGTCAAGTGTGGAGTTAAGTTCAGTTATCTTTGCCTCATTGCTGGTTTTTATTTCAGACTTTAGGGCTTCAAGCTGAGAGATTGAAGATTCTAAGAGTCTCTGATTGCTAGCAATTGCCGATTCAAGCGGTAAAATTTCGCCCTTAATCTTTTTTGACTCCTCCTTTGCGACCTTTGACATGTCATTGACTATGTCTAGCCCGAATATTTTATCAATGATTTGGCGTTTATCAGCTGGACTAAGTTTAACAAAGCTCTTAAAGTCGTTTACTGATAAACTGATCGTATTTGAGAAAACATTAAAAGGAATTTTCGTTAATTCGTCCTCAATGAATTCATCTACTCTTCTTTTATCTGGAAGATTGTATTCGACTCCATCAATTGATAGTTTAGAAAAATTAGGCTCAATACCTCTTTCGATATCAATAAGTTGACCGTTTCCGGTAACAAATTTTATTTGAGTATAGGCATTCTTATTAATACGATTAGGTATTTCCTTGGTCTTACGAATTGCGGATTTACCGTAAATTGAAACGGTTAAAGCATCTGAGATTGAGGATTTTCCACTGCCGTTTTTACCTTGAACCAATACAAGGCGAGGCTCATCAGTAAATTTGAAAGTTTGTAATTTATTTCCGTATGAGCAAATGTTTCTAAAAGAAAATTCTTGTATCTTCATGATTAAAAGTATGTAAGTTCGCGATTCGCTGCGATATCTTGAGTTGTATAAAATTTATAGAGCTTAGATTCAGAATCGTATTCCCAAGTAATGTTAGGAGTTTCACTTTGACGATACATGGACCCAAATCCTAATAATATTGCATGAGAAGCAACGCTTAGTAATTTAGTTGGATTCGCAACCTCAATTAGAATCGCTTTAAATTGCTCCTGGGTTATTAAACCTCGGTCTAGTCTCTCTTGTAAATCAAGCTCAGCGATCTTAGCTGCGAACTGTCTTTCCTTTTCAATTCCATCTGGGTTAACGAATAATTTTCGACCTAAATTAGAGTCATTTTTATCAATTAAGATTTGAAGTTTTTGACTGATTGGTAACCATGTACAAAATTCAACGATTGAATCTCTGTATAATGGAGCATTTGTAAATACGCCAAATTCTTTATCATTGACTGGTTTTACGTAAAGCGTATTTAAGATCTTTGGAGCTTTATTCATGAGATCCTTCCTGTTTTACGATGTTATGAATCTCAACGAACTTTCTAGCAAGATCAGTCTTAAATGTTTGAGAATAGTCCTTTGATTTAATAAAGCTCTTGAAAATATCAATTACGTTGAATTGATCTTCGGGATTAAAGTCAGAACCAGTCGAGTCTTCTTTGACTTGATCAACATAGGTAAAGAATTCAATTTTTCGGTGGGTTGATTTAGAGACAGCCTCAATGAATCGAGTAACTGGAAACTTATTGACGAAATTAACGCTTATCATTACATCAACGAAAGCATTATTTAAACTTGAAACTACCTGATCAGCCGGCATCTCTAATAGCTCATAAATATCAAACTTCTTATAAACTGGAGATTGAGTATTTTCAATGAATCTTTCTGAAATTGAGTCATTAGTAAGGGTTAATTCATAAAATCCTTTAACATTATCTCTATCTCCACGATCCATCTGATATGGGGTTCCAGTATAGAGCACATTTTTAAATTCCTGACGGTGGTGAATGTGGCCAGCGTAAACTCTTTTATAAGAAGTTAACATGTCAACTTCTATTCCATGCTCGACTTTTGTCCACTTGTTAAATCTCAATCCTTTAATGTCTGCATGGCAAACTATATACTCACAAAGATCTTGATGATCAGTTATTATCTGATTGATACGATTCGTGTCTTCAACCCAAGGTAACATTAAAAAATTATGAGTTCCATTAATTGTCAGAATTTCAGGATTCTCAAAAACATGAATGTTATCAGCGATATGAGAAATTGCTTTAAGCGAGTGAACTACGTTTCGATCTTTATAGTACACGTCATGATTTCCAATAATAATGTAGATTCCACGCTTAAATTTTTCAGATAGCCTCTTGAAAATGGTTAGGGCTTCATCATGAATTCTAACATTGATTGACTCTCGAGAATGAAAAATGTCTCCTTCTAAAAAGAGAACATCGCGGTCTTCATCAAAGTCTTCATCAACCTTATTCAATAAAAAGTCCAGTAGAAAGTCTTTTTGAATTTGAAGCCATTCTACTGAATTGTTTTTTATTCCAAGGTGAAGATCTCCAACTAAAGTTATTTTTCTAATGTTAGTTAGTTTCATTTAGAATATTTTATAGTTCTTTCCGGTGTTTTCTAAGAATCCGTACTTATTGTTTAATTCTACCAATAAAACCTCCTTATTGTCATAAGTTAGCTGGTCGAATATTTTTTTGTACTCCATGTTGATCAAAGATGAAATTGAGTCAAGAACATGGATTGGATTTATGAATACGTTACCGGTTGCCCCATTCGCTAATCCTAGGGTTAGGATTTCAAATATTTCGTTGATCTCTGATTTAACGAATTTCTTTTTATCAGGTTCATTTCCGAGTATAGCCTTCACCCTTGAATTAGATTGGATGAATTCATATATGTCTCGTTGAACGATCTTAAGGTCGAGGCTCTCTGAGAACTTTTCTGGATCGTACATGTGGTAATCCGGAGAACCGCTATCTAGTTTTATTTCAGAACTGCTTGATCTTGGAGTGCCTTCATCCTCGTCTTCGGCTGTATCCAGTCCAAAGTTATAGGTGTTGTTGAAGATTTTGTCATTCTTCTTTAGGTCGGCATAGGCTGATCTACGACGTTCAAGTTCATCGTCGTCGTATTCATCTGTTAATAAATGATCGTCTGAGTATAAATCATCTTCGCTTTCAAATAAAAAATCTTCATCTTCATGAGAATTTAACGAATTAAAATCGTCATCGTCTAAGCGGTCTTCATTTTGTCTAGGTATCACATTATTTGTGGTTTTTTTAAATCGAATTCAGCAGATCGTCATAGTCGCTAGCTGATTTGAATTGAGGAGCAGGTCGACTCATTGCCTCTTCCATTGTAATTAAATTAGGCGGCAATGTTGTGGTTTGAACTGTATGATATTGGCTTCGCATTTGATTTTCAAGAGACTGAGTATCATCGTCATCCGAATAGAATTCAGAAGCAGGATCGGTCTCTTCAGTTAACTTAGCAAATTCATAACTCATTCTATACATTTTAAAACTTTCAGTGTAACCGCCATCTCTGTTAGCAATTAGTTTAATCTTCATGCGCTTTTCCATAGGTCCTCTAATTAATCCAAATAGAGAATCTACTGTATGCACAAGACCAAAGGACTCAGCAATATCGGACATGCTTAAGTCTTGATCATCAACTGCATCTCGTTTGATTTGAGTTGCTGTAATAATACACCACTCATTTCGAATCGCAACTGCTCTAAGTTCTTCTGAGATAACTTTAATCTTTTCATAAACGTTTCCCTGTTCTCTCATAGGTCTCATTAAGTTAATGTAATCAACGACTATTACTGTGAACTTTTTACCTGTATTCTGTTGAACTTTTAGAAAGTAATTTTCAACATCAATAGCCGAAGCAGTTCCAGTAGGAAATTCCTTTACAATAAGCTCTCCAAGAGTTGGAACGGTTTTCTTTAAGTTTTCCATCTTTTGTGCAACGTCAGAGGTTTGAGTCTTATCCAGTAAAGAATCGTAATCCTTGAACGGGATATCTAGAATCATTGAACCGAGTCGTTTCATGTACTTTCGATCAGATAATTCGAGTGTTGCGATTCCAACATTACAGCCAGAAACAAATGCTCTACCTGCAATATTTGAAAGTACCATTGATTTACCAACCTTAGGTCGACCTTGAAAAACAACTAGTGTTTTTGGGTTCCAACCTCCGCCTAATGTCTTATCGAAAAACTTAAATCCAGTTGGATTACCAATCTTTGATAATTGAACGTGATCTACTGGATTAAAGAAATCTAGGCCGGACTCGGCATTCGTGAATGATACGTTTAATTTCTCATTGAATTTTTCTCTAACTTCATTAGTGATTAGTTCAACGTTTTCCGGATTAATTTCAGTTGTTTTTAAATAAGAAAGTACGTCAATTACTGACGCATTTAGATTCTTATAAAATATGAAAGCCTTTGTGTACTTGAATAAAAAATCGTAATTATAACTAGATAGGTCAACTGCAAATAGTGCATTGAACTTTGCTTCAGGAATATCTAAATTTGAAAGATTACAAAGTTCACGAAGCTCATTTCTGGTTGGAACATTTGAATATTCAACAAAAAACTTTTTTGCAACTCGATAGACTCTCTGTAACGTGTCATCATTGAAATAATGAGCTTTGACTAATGGTAGGATTTCGCGCTTGTCCATTGAATCATAGTTCTTTGGTTTTATCACGACATCTCCATCGTCTTCAGTCAAAACAAAGTTAAAGATTATTTTTTCGAGAAGCTCAATGTTCTCTTTAAAGTCTATCGTCATAGTTTAATTATTCGAAATTGTGTAAAGTTTTAAAAATTCATTTTGGCTAATTACTAGATTTTCTCCAGCTTTTGCCAAACTACCATCTTCTATCATATCTTTCATAATAAGTTTTATTTTATCACGAAATTCATCATCGTTCATCTTATCGCTAAAAACGTACTTTAGAGTTTTTGTTGAAAATTTTAGATCCTCTGAATCCAATTTTCTGGACTTACTTTCGGAAACTCTAATTAGGTATGAGGTAATATCAAACACAAAGTCCTGCCGAGTTGGATAGGTCGGCAGAGCAATGTGAGCTTCGAGAGAGTATTTAAGGGGAGCTACTTGGCTTAGATTAAAGATCATTATCTGTGTCAGTTAAGTCTTCTAATTCTTCGGTTTCCATATTATCAATTCCATCCTGAGTTTCCGGAAACTTAAAGGTTGGCTTGATTACCTTTTCATCTAGTTCAGTTAGTACTTCATTAGTGAAAAGCCTTGCTGAGAAAAATTCCTTAACTGGAACTGCATCACCATTATGTCTAATGATGTAAGTTTTGCCTAATTTCTTGGGTAAGAAGTAGAAGATCTCTCCATCCACTTCAAATTTAGAACATAATTCGGATTCATCTGGCTTAAGTTTAGAGAATTCTTTTTCAGTTAACTTATTACCTCTACCGACTCCGCAATTTTCCCAACTAACGTATTGTTCTAATCCAACAAATGGATTCATACCCTTATGGAAAGAAATATGAAACTCAATATCGATCGGTCTAGCCAAACGATTCTTTTTAGTTTTACTACGAACAATAATTCCGGTAGTGGTTTTTGCCTCATCACGAAGAGTTCCTTTACTTAACATCAAGATAATTGATGCAGAGAATTCTGGACCTCCACCTCCTGACATGCCTTTTGGAGTGTATTGATCCATTGAGGCATAGGTGTGATTTGTAAAGATGAATGGAATTTTGTAATTTGAAAGATCCAAAGTCAATGACTTGAATAGTGATCTCATCTCCTTTGCACGAAGACCCATATCTGCAGCATTCTTACCTGCATCCATATCTCGCTTGCTCTTATCTGTATCTAACATGCCGACTGAATCGACGAACAGAGCAATCTTAAGGCCTGGGTTTTCTTTGATGGTTTCGATTAGATCATTTACGAAAAACTTAACTTCGCTGATCATACCCATACGCAGATATTTTAGCTTAGATAGGTCTACTCCAAATTTTAAGTAGTCGCTAGAGTCAATTGCACCTTCGGTATCAATATAGATTACCATGTAATCTTTCTTTTGAAGCTCACGAACAGCGTTTAGACAAAGAAACGTTTTACCTGCTCCAGAATCTCCGGCAATACCAATGCTTCGAGTGTTGGGATATCCGCCGAATACTGACCCCGACATTTGCGCGTTTAATAAGTAGTTTCCAGTTGGAATGTACTCTTCGATGTCTGAGAATCCGCGAATCTCAATTTTAGATTTGACTTTCTTTTCGAGCAAGTCGTTAAACTTGGCGAATGCGTCCATTGTTGATTTTGCCATGTGTATAAAAATTAATCTTTAGTATCTTTTACAAAGGATACTGAATTGGATTTAGTTAAAATATGAAACTAATAAAAATGAACCTGCTAAAATAGTCGAGTCCGGAAAGTCACCATTTACTACTTGGTGAAAGCCTACCTTTTTGATAGATGAACTCTCTTTTGTGAAATGGTCCTTTGATAAATTTCTTGTAAATTCAAGAACTGACTTGCTTGTAATATCGACCCCGTAACAGTGCATTTTATAAGACATTGGAGCATTCATTTGAATGTCTCCTAAATAGTAAATACTATTTTCAGTTAGTCCCATCTCGTCAATGTTTAAGCCGGCTTCTTCAATTAGAGCACGGCAAACGCTGTCGTATGGAGTTTTATCAAGATCAGGATTTACTGTATCAATTATTAAAGAGTCAGTTTGGACGTCCGTTGCTGGGTTGAGGTATTCTAGTACGTACACTGACTTGATAGAATTCTCTGAAGATTTTTCAAATGGAATTAAGCAAATGTACTCAAGATCGTCAGCTAGATACTGATTCGAATGTTGATCCTTGGTCAAGGTCAACACGTTAAATCTTCCAAGCTTACTCGTTTCTTTTGATATTAGAGGCTTATTCATTTGTAATTGTCTTCTTTTTGGTGTCACCAGCCAATGCTTTCTTCATGGTTTTCTTGATAGCATCAACAGTTACGTTATTATTTATATAGTTTGATAGTTTGGTCAAAAACTCTTCCTTGTTCTTTGAGTTTTGATACATCATCTTCAAGAGAGTTTTACTAGGCAGCTTAATTCTGACTGACAAGTTTAAATCGGTGTCCTCGAGTGAAAACATTCCAAATAGATCTCCAGGATCGACATCTAACTGAAATTTTGATGGAGCTTGTACAATTTGAGCGGGCTGACCACTAAGAATAGGTTGAGGAGCTTGTGCCTTAATTTCATCTACAAATTCAGTAGGGATATCGCTGGAAACTTTAACTTCTTCTGATAGAGATGGAATGTAGTTGATTGATCGAATTTCATCAAACGATAATGGATCCTGTCCGTCAGTTAGCATCATTAAATTTGATGAAACCATATCGGTGTCAATTTGAGAACCATCTGATAACATTGCAATGAATCTACCATTTCTGCCAGGAACCACGTCCCTAACCTCGACTACCTTGCCCATTTTGTTTGGATCATTTGTTTTTATCCACTGAAATTTATTAGACTGAAAGCTTGATTTTACAGCAATCAGGGTGTCTATATCATATCCGTTCATAATTTTATGTAATATTTTTTTAAGATTATTTAGCATCTAGTTGCTCTTCTAATTTTTTCATTTCGCTCTTTGTGTCAACACGACCGTTATACAAACGAGTTAAGATTGTGCGAGCTGCTGAATCGAAATTTTTAGTAAATAGAGTATTGTTTTTTGTTAGAATTTGACCTTCAGTTGGCTGTTGTTCAGGTTTAATTTTTCCTAAATATGCATCAGGAGAAATGTTAAACTGAATTTGGATGTTTGGGTACATTGATGCGAAGTCAAAACACGACACATACTTATAATATCCAGGTTCAGGTTTTGCAACGTATGCACCATCATAGGTTGCATCTTCTTCAAGATCGCGTCTATCATTTGCCATGTATAAACCACGCTCTAAGAATTCTCTACACATTAAAGTCTCAGTAATGAATACTGCTGAGAATACTTTTGAGACGTCAACTCGTGCAAATTTAGAAATTGCAAAGGCCACATCAAGTAGACCAAGTTTGTCTTCTATTAATTTAATAAGAATTGTATCAATAATGTTATACTTAATGAAGTTTTCAACGTCTTGTTGAGCTTCTAGCATTGTTGCATATTCACTATGTAATTTAGTGGTTCCAAGCACAAGATTAGCAATATAATCTAACTTATAATTTTCAACAACCTTATATGGTTTAGTGTTCATGAAAACTTCCATGTAATCTAGAAGTCCCATGTGAATTGGCATCTTTGCTTTACCGATCAGTGTTTTAGACGGCATTTGGGCCATTGGCTCTATTCCTAAATTCTTACAACGATTGATCAAATACAACCAGTCAAAGCCAATTACGTTCCAGCCGGTTAAGAATGGAATTTTTGGAAGTACTTTGTGAAAGAAAGTAGTCATCATCTCTTCCTCTGTTTCAAAGAACAAATACTTAAGAGTGAAATCTTGACCATGCGCTTTGAAATACTCGTTAACTTCATCTTGCATTTGAGAAATTACTGGAGCCTCTAAGCTCTTCATGGTTGACATTACGAAACAGATATTATCCTCATTCACAAACGTTATTAAATTAACTGGCATTGCAGCTTTATTTGGATCTGGGAAATCTGTTGATAATAGCTGAATCTCAATATCCAGATAGTACTTTTTTGGACTATCATCTGAATAGATTGAATCTAACTCAGTTTGATCTAATCTGGTTTGGGTTAATTCTTCGAGCCTAAATCGGCTTAGCCACTTACCTTGAACTTTCTTTAGGAACTTTCCATCCCAATTACGATTCTCAGTTGGAGTAGGAGTTAGGTTCCAGTTATAAAGATCATGCGGTAGAATTGGTTTTTTCATGAATCCAATTGTTCCATCGGGCTTATAATACGAAATGACTAATGACGAGTCTTCCGTGTGAAATTCAGTACTTACAATCATGTTTTATTATTTTACCAATTAATAACCATTCTGTTGACGAGCTCGATTCTCTTCGTTTTTAGACATGTACATGTTGTACATCTCCTGAGGAGTCATTCCGATTGAAATAGCATAGTTCATAAAAAAGTGTAGCATATCAATTACCTCAAATTTGCACTCAAGCTGATCACCTTCTGATAAATCTGAGAATTTCTTATCCGAATAGCTCTCGTGAGCCTTTTTCCATCTTTTCCAGATGGCATTACCTTCACCGTCCTTGATTCCGCCAAGAGCATCGGTTGCTTCGTGAATCTCGTCGATCATTGCATGATTGTTCATGTGCCAAAATGTCATTAGGTCACGTAAGGTCATGTTCTTAAAGTCATACCCATAAACATTTTTCTGAGTATCTGCCTGTAAGGTCATGATGTCTCCAAGAGTATCATTAGTCATCTCAGTACGATCTGACCAAAGGTCTTTAATTTCTAATTTTGCGCAGGAATTGTCTGTATTTGCCATATTTAGTTAGTTTTACAAGATCTTTTACCCCAAAAGTGAAAAAAGTTTAAGTTTATTATGCTGGTTGCTGATAAATAACTACAGACGCGACTAGCCCAAGTTCAGAAAGTATGAATTTGGACTTAATGCGATAAATAAATAACTTCAAAATAATACGCAAAAGCGATGGCAGAAAAATTAAATCTGAACCGATTCAAGTCGAGCGGTGTTTACACAGTCGAAATCGACGAAAGCACTAGTCTCAGCTTACCTTTATCGACAGGCAGACTCGTAATAGGATCCAGCAAAAAGGGACCTATCAATTCAGTAGTACTAATTAATGACTTACGTGCATTAACCGCAGTATACGGAGAAAATGATTCTAAACTAGAAAAGAACGGAAGCTTCTTTCATAGAACTATAGAAATAGCATTGAGGCAAGGCCCAGTGTTCGCTTTGAATCTTTTACCTGTGGCAGACACAGATGTTGCATACTTTACAACATTCAACACTGAATCGGCATCAAATAATTCAAATTGGGCGGCTAATCTTTATCAAGATAGTCTTTCGCGTTTCTACAACACTCAGAAACTATGGTTTGCTGATGTTGATGCAGTTAACAAGTACAAAAATATCAAATTAGGCGATTCATTCCCAGCAACCGGAACCGCTGATAGAGATGCTAACAAACTTTTAAGTTTAGTTAACCTTTCTAAGAAAGCAGTTACTGCATGGGTTAGAGTAGCTGATACTACTGGATATGACATTAAAGTTAAGGAATACTACAAGCTTCTAGGAGACAAAGTAGAAATTCCTGAATTCTTACACCCAGATGATTACATTTCAGACTACTTCGTTGAAATCGCAGTAGTTGAAGGCGATTGGACTGATTATATTAGACTTTCTAAGGACCCAGTTTACGCACAGTATTTCAATCCATCAGGTATTGAACTTTCTAAAATGAATGACTTCTTGTCATTAAGAGAAGTTTCAGTTGTAAATCGTACAATTGGAGCAATGATTCCTGATTTTAGAGATTTAACTGGAGCAGTTTCTGCAATAGACACATTGTTCAATAGAAAATTCAGCCAAGGCGGAGTATTCTGTGCAATTGATTACAAGAAAGTTGACATGATTGACTTAACTAATGCTACATTCGATAGCGGTAGTTCAACTGAACCTGCAGCAGAACAAAGAATTGACCTAGTAGGTTATGGATTTGACGAACTTAATACAACTGATGTGACTAAGCAACTTTACACAGTAGACAACGGAATCAGCACAGTTAATCCAGTTGCTCTAATTGACGTAATGAGTTATAGAAAATCAGCTGGATACGAATACTATTTTGGATTGGATGATGTTGATTACAATTCAACTTACGCAGCAGGTGAAACTTACACAGTCCAAAAATTATCAGGTCCATCTAATTTACCAACTGGCGATAAGTACATAGTTGCAACTATCGGAAGTAAACTTTATACTGCATGGGCAAACGGTTTCATTAAAACTGGAGATACTTTGCACTACTTAGCAGGTCCTTCTGCTACACCAACTACTCTTTACTTATCAACTGACGGGTTAGTTAAAACACAAAGCACAGGTCAAATCAAGTACATTGAATTCTATGCTTATCAAGATGCAGCATTCCAAAATCAAGTTGACGCTCAGTACATAACTGACAATGTTATTAGTCCAGCACCAGCGTACTTGCATATCAAATCGACTAACGTTACTCAATTTAAAGCGGATTTCGATTTAACTGATTCTAACTATTTCATCACTACTGGAGCTAACAACTACAGGTTCTTTTCTCCAAATCAAGTCGTATTTACTCTTAATCCTTCACTTTATGGAAACACGGCTAAGAAAGAAACGGCAAATGCCGGATACTCGTACGATTCAACTAAAAGAAATCTAATTGATTCATTCTTTAAGGTTGGACAATGGGTTAAAGCTGGAATCATAAAAGATGCAAACGGTGATCAAGTCATTCGTAACCGATCATTAAGAATTAGATCGGTTTACGCACAGTTAGTAACGGTTAATTATGGACCTTCTAACCTACCTGTTAAAACTCTAAAATACACAGTTACTGTCGATACCGCGGCTGATGCAAATATCACAGGTATCGATATTACGCCTGCGGTTTTAGGTGGAAATGCAGGTCTTAGCGTTTACAAAGGAATCAAAAATTACGTAACTGATCTTAGAGGTTTTTACGTACCTGCAATGCAAGTTGATGAGAGCGGATTGTATCCTAACGGAACAGCTGATCGCCAAAACACTATCTTGGACTACATGTTCAATGATACTAACATTGCTTCTACATTAGCGGATAATGAGACTCTAGATTATCGTTACATTATTGATTCTTATGAAGGTCAAATTTGGAGCGCTTCTAAACAACAACTTGCGCAACTTGCAGCAAATCACGGAAAAGCTTTAGCTATCCTAAATGCTCCATCATTCGCTCAATACGAAAGATCAATTGATCCAAGCTTCATTGATGTTAACACTAACTTAGTATCAGCTGAATACATTTCAACTGGTGGTAACTTATCGACTAATCCATCTTACACATTTGGATTCGCAAGTGGAGAAAGAGGCGGTATTGCAATATCATCATATACTGCATACTTCATGCCTAACCTAGTAATATTTGAAGGCGGTAGAAATAAATCAATTCCACCTGCTGCATACGTTGCTAATACTTACATGAAGAAATACTCTAGCGGAAATACTTTCTCAATCGTAGCAGGTAAACGAGGTATTATTACTGAGCCTGAAATTACAGGAGTTGAATACGACTTAACTAATGGCGATAGAGACTTCTTGGAGCCAGCAGGTTTCAACTTGATCGTTAGACGTAGAGGTTTCGGTGTTATGATTTTCTCAAATAATACTGGATACCAAAAAGTTAAATCAGCTTTGAATAACGTTCACGTAAGAGAAGCATTGGTAACAATTGAAAGAGATATTGAAAGAATCTTGTTGAACTTCCTATTTGATTTCAACGATACTACTACTCGTTTAAGAGTTAAAACTCTTGTTAAGAACTACTTAACTGCAGTTCAAGACGCTAGAGGTATCGCAACATTCGATGTAATCTTTGATGATTCAAATAACGGAACTGAAGTTCTTGAAAATAATGCAGGTATTATTGATATTATTGTTGATTTTCCAAGAGGTATTCACAAGTTCATCAATCGTATTACAATCACAAGAGCTGGTGGCCAATTGGCTTCTAACTCTACTGGATTTACGCCTTCATTCTAAAAGACGAACTCTATTTAATAACAAAAGGACTCCATTGGAGTCCTTTTTTGTTTAGGGCCGTCCGGAAACAGCATTCCACCACTCGGTTTAAGTCCGAGAACTTTAGTCTTCAACTGGGCCTACCATCTCTTCAACTACACGAATCGTATCAGTTGAATCGTTATGCAGGACTCCAATACCACCAGCTTTGGTCCATTTTTCCAATTTTCGAGAAAAGTCGTCAATTAGAACTGGCTCTTTGCCCAATAGAGTTTTAGCAGGTTGTACGTACTCATGCTTATGATTTGCCAAGATGAATCTAGTTTCTTTTGTAAAATCGGCTGGGTCCTTCACTGCCTCTTGATCAATTCCCAAATGGCGTTTTACCCATTTAGTCTTACCCGCAAAACAGCCTGGGTGTTTACTTGGTGAAGATAGGATGATTGGATCGTACCGCTTAAGATAGTCCCATAATTCTCTACCGTCTTTCATCCACTGTAAATTTTCCCAAAAAGATTCTCCAAGCTCGTCAATTAACGGCCATAATGAATCTTTGCCATGGGCCTTTTCATAGTCCTTTGGCGAAAGTTTTTCAGTATTACTAGGCAGTTCAATAAAGCCTCTATTGAAATCAACTAAGACTCCGTCTAGATCACAAAAAATCCTAAAATCATTTGACTTTTCTTCATTCACGAACTGTGTGAAACTTTTAAGATTGCTCATTTAATTCAAATTGTGTTTCTTGATCCTTATTGATTATGGCTAAGAGATCATTCGCCATTACTAGGTGATAATTACTACCGTCCCATTTTACATCAAGTCCAGAATATCGTTGGTACAAAACTCTGTCCCCAACCTTAACTGGGCATTTTGAATTATCTGCGACAAGATGGCCTAGTCCGATTACTTTACCTGTGTTAGGTCTTTTTCTTGCATCCACCGATAATACAATGCCGGTTTCTGTTTTAGTTTCAACTGAATCAGGTAAAACTAGGATTCTTTCAAATAAAGGAATAAATCCGTTTTGAATGTCTATGCTCATTAGCTCTTGTAATTTTTTTTAAATTTATAGTAATTAAACTTACGTCTTACTGTTAAATCTACGCTTTGTTTGATCGATTCTAATACTTCAGTTGGAAAAACTGCTGTGCTTAAACGGATTAGTGTCTTGTTACGATTAAGGTTATTCTCGATCGTCTTCCATTCACCTGGTTCCTTTATTTTTAGAACGTCACATGTAACTTCACGTAAAACATCAATGAAACCCTGATCACCTGAATCAATTAGAGATGTGATGTCTTTCCAATTGTAAGATTCACGCAAATGCTCAATTATTTTAGTCACCTTGGCCGGAGTCATTTTTGGATGAACTCTTGGAATATTATCTGAGGAATCACCAGCTAGACATTTGGTTATAATGTCTAGAGTTGGGTCAACTGTTAGATGTTTATAGTCCTTTTGTGTCAAATCGTTAATTATGTTAACGATTGCAGAGTTATCGATTGACTCAATGTCAAAATTGAATAAATCGATCTCGGCTTCTTGGACTTGACCAAAATCTTCAGTTGTGTAGATCTTTTTATACTTAGTCATTTGTTTAGGCATTATCAGAATCACTTTACGCTTGTTGCTTTCAAGTAATTGAGTTAAATCCTTATCTACTGACCAAATACAAATATCTTCTCTTAGGTTTTCGCAAATGTAAGCGATTAGATCATCGCCTTCCGCTCCTGGAACTCGGTTAACAACTATCCCATATTCTTCAGAGATTGTGTTTAAAATTTCAGTTTGGAAGTATTCAAAGAAAAGATAGATCTTATCGTCGTATTTACGTTGGCCCTTATAAGAAAAATCTCCCTCTCCATGAGTTTCAAAATGCTCCTTAATGTATTTCTTTCTCCAACTCTTAGAGTCAAAAACAAAAAATACAGAACTGATGTTTTCCTTAAAAGGAGCAAGGATACTTCCGAGGTAATTTACTGAAAAAGCTCTGAATGTATCCTTGCTTACCTGCTTAAGCATGAATTTATCGTCATTCAACAGATCAGAGACGTAATACTTTTCGCCCACGCGCTTGTCATTAGCTAGGATATTCTTCGCTATGCTAACGGCTACGTTAAGAAAGGCATTTCCATCAATGATTAAATTCATGTTTGTTTTATTTAGGTTGTTCTACATTAGGTTGAGGTTTGCTCAACGTTTTAATAGCCTTTGCGATTAGCTCAGCTTCATCTAAGTTAAACACTCCTTTTGCTTGGCAATGGTTAGCTGATGAAATTAGCACAAGCACTGCATGTTCGGGAGTTAGGTTTGCCAAGAATTTTTCGTAATCAGCTTGGTCAGTGTAACTTATTGAAGAAAGTAATGTTGCAATCGGCTGAGGATTACCCTCAGCTTGAGGAGTTTCAACGATAGTTTCTTCTACTGTAGTTGGGTTTTTCTTATTTGCCATGTTATTTGGATATTTTTATAGATCTGCGAATAAATCGTCTAGGTCATCAGATTTTGCCGGAGCTGATTTTGCTGGAGCGGCCTTTGCTGCTGGAGCAGGATCACTTGCGAAATCATCATCGAGATCGATTGACATTGAACTTGATTTTGCGGCTGGCGCTGGAGAGAATTCAATATCTTCTCCCATTGGAGCCTGAGAACGATTTACTGGTTTTGAGTTAGTAAAGTGCTTCTTCATTCTCTCGTCCTTTGTGTTTGCAACCAAGTTTTCAATGATTTGCTTGTAAGGAACGATTGCTTTAATGTAGTCTGCAACCTTTTCATACTCAGAGTCGGTCCATTCTTTCAAGAAGTATTGGCTCATGTCTGGCGAATTCTTTTTAAAGTATTCACTAGTGAATTGCATTACCTTAGGATCAGTAGAAACTGGAATTTCTTTACCTCCATGAGTAATGATTAATGGGCTAACTTCATTCATGAATTTACTTGAGCTGAAATCTCTCCATGCTTTAGTTTTACGCTTGATAACCAATACGAAATCCTTACCTTGTGTAAGAGAGAATGGATTGATTTTTTGAGTCGTTACTAATTCAGACTCTGGATTAATTTCTTGCTGAATCAAGTTATCAATTGTGTAACCGTATGAGTACACTTTGATTTGACCTTCCAAGTTAGGAAACTGAGGGTCTTTCTTGATGTAGACACAAGAATAGTAATTGTAATAACGATTGAAGTACTTTTGAATTTCCTCAACGATTTGAGGTTCCTCGTTTTTCAAACGTTTCAACTCTAGGTCTAACGTCCAAAGAATTGATGAAGCTCCCGTTGTTGAAGGGCAGTCCACATACAATTTTTCATTGGTTAGCGGGTTGATTAGCTTAGCTGCATACTTTTTGTAGCGGCTTTTAGACGGATCCGTTACCCATGGGATAAAACGAATTACCGATTTGTAAATACCGTTCTGACCTTGGTCTGGACCGGGATTGTACATGTTCTCGTCAACTTTACGAGCAGCAGATGATGATTTTCCTGAGAAATCATCGAGATTGAGATTGAATAGATCTTCCATGTTCAAAAATGATTTAATTTATAAAATTGTACTAAAAAACCGTAAGTAGTTTCAAAAAATAAGGGCGAGTTTTTTAGACCCGCCCTTTAATGTGAACTTTTTATTAAGATATTAAGCTTTAGGCTCGTTAGTCTTTGCTTCTTGAACGTGAGTTCTGCCGGCTTGACAAACTGCTTTAATATCTTGCAAAAGTTTACGAGTTCTAGTTCCAGCAGACTTGTTACCTTTTTCGTAGAACTTCACAGTTTCGTTTTCAAGTTGAGAAACTGCTTCTTTTAATTCAGTTAACCATTGTGGTGTCATAATTTCAAAGATTTTTTGTATCTTATATAATAAAAATTCACCCGGTTTTAAATTTTAATAAACTTTGTTGGAAAATTTGGCTTCTGGATAGACTTGTTTTGTGAATTTTATCCATGCCCTAATGACTTTATTGAATTGTTCGTTAGTTAGCAAGCCAGACTTAGTGAAAGGTCTCAGATAGAGTTCAAACTCTTGATCTATTGGAATTCTCTTTCGGACGGCGGATGCATGCATACCGGCAACCATTGCTGGAATTTCGTCAGACAGTAAAAAATACTTATATGAGGACTCTGCGCCCGATCTAACCTTTCCTGGCGTTTTAATTATGTGGCCAGTTCTACGGTTGATTCCGGTTTGGAGCAGATGTTCTATTTCGTGCCTAACGTATTCAACCAATTTATGATTAAGCGTCTCATAACTTAGAGGTTCTGCATCTGGGCTAATGTATAGAACTAATTCTAGTTCAGGTTCATCGTAATCTGAAGCATTTGGGATGTAAGCGTTCGCATCTAGTGCAAAACCGTTATCTTCAAAATTTAAAACTTCCCAAGGTAGAGTTTTAAAGTGAGCTGATCTTCGTGGATTAAATTGAACTACTCTTTTAACTATAAAATTTAGACTAAACTCCAATGGATCAGAATACGTGAATTCTTTGTGAATTGCTTTTCCTGGCTTGGTACCAGCAGTACTTTTCACAATCGAGAAAAGATCGTGAGCTATTGCAATGGCAAGAGAATCAAACTTTGATTCATATATGAAGTTACTAAAGCGCTTTATCATTTATGGGTTACGAAAATTAGGTCAAGCTTAGAAGTAGACGGAATTAATTTAGTATCATAATCAACGTCAACATCGCCTCGATCTTTACCTAGTTTATTTGAGGTTGCGGCTCCTTTTAATTTATCAAATAGAGTCTTTTCAATCTGTTTTTTACCGCTTACTGCTTGAGACAAATCATCTTTGTTTGTATCTAGCTTGGAATCAGTGATCCATTTGTCAAGATCAGCTTGATTGATTTCGTATTCTTTGTATCTCTTTACTCCGCCGCCATCAGCATACTTAGAGTGCCAAGGTTTATCGGCATCTAAAAATACAACTTTAAATACTGAAGTTGTAGCGGTTGGAGCAGGCGCATTTGGATCAGGGGGTAGTGTTGCACCGGCTAACGGGTCAGACATTGGCGCTCCTCCTAAATCAGGAGGTGGCGGTGGAGGTGATGATAACGGATCAGCCTCTGGAGCTGGAGCAGGTTCAGCAGCTGGTTCCGGGGCTGGAGCTGTCTCTTCTTCCTCCAGTAATAACTTGAATTTGTCAAATGATAGTATTTCCATGGTAGTATTATTTATAAACCAAAAATGGGGACACAAGGCCCCCATTTGATTGAAATTACGTTAAATTTATGATCCGCAAGCTAGACATTCATCCTTGTTATCAAGAGAACAGACAATATCATTTGCATTCTGTAGAGTGTCGTCTTGAGTCACCTGAATGACCGGTTGTGATTTAGCAGAGGCATCTACACCTAGGCCAGCAATGGCTGACGTAGCAGCTTCAGTTCTTAGATAGTACATTCCAGTTTTAAGTCCTCTTTTCCAAGAATGAAAGTGAGCTGATGTTAATTTAGCAGTATTAACATCCCTAAAGAAAAGATTGAGAGACTGTGATTGGCAAATGAATTTACCCCTATCGGCAGACATGTCAATAATAGTCTTTTGAGATATTTCCCAAACCGTTTTGTAGATCAATTTAATCTCATCAGGAATGTTTGGAATATTTTGTACTGAGCCTTTTTCCACGATGATTCGATTTCTCATTGTGTCTGACCAAAGGCCAAGTTCAGCAAGATCTCTAACTAGGTGTTTATTAACTGTGATGAATTCACCGGCTAGTGTTCTACGAGTCCCAATGTTAGAAGTAAATGGCTCAAAGGCTTCATTATTGCCCATAATTTGAGCGGTTGAAGCAGTTGGCATTGGAGCAAGCAATAAAGAGTTTCTAGCTCCGTGCTTCATTAACTTTTTACGTAGTGCAGCCCAATTCCATCTACCTGACAATTGTTCGTCAGTAAAGCCCCATAAATTGAATTGAAATTGTCCAGAGCTTAGTGGAGAACCTTCATACGAAGAGTAGGCTCCATCTTTTTTAGCTAGGTCAATTGAGGCTTCCATTGCTGCATAATAAATGGTTTCATGAATCTCTTCATTAAGCTTTTTAGACTCTTCATTTCCAAATTCCAATCCCATTAGTGCAAAGGTATCGGCTAATCCTTGAACACCTATTCCAATTGGACGATGTTTTAGATTAGACGCCTTAGTTTCAGGAGTTGGATAAAAATTGACATCAATGACTTTATTCAAGTTGAGAGTTGTTTGATAGGCAACTTCATATAAAGCAGTATGGTTGTATTCAGCCGAAGGCTTTCTTAATTTGCCAGTCTTTTTGCCTAAAACTACAAATTGATTTACTGGAATAGAAGCTAGGTTACAAACAGCCTGCTCATCCTTTGAAGTGTATTCAATGATCTCAGTACACAGATTTGAAGATTTAATAGTGCCTAAATTCTTTTGATTTGATTTACGATTAGCTGAATCTTTGAAAAGAATATAAGGAGTACCTGTTTCAATTTGAGACTCTAGAATTTTTTGCCATAGTACACGAGCTTTAAAAGTTCGACGACCCTTACCTTCAGCTTCAAGACGAACGTAATTGTTTTCAAATTCTTCTCCGTACATTTCCCAAAGCTCGCAATCAATTTCAGCTGGACAGAAAGTTGTCCAATCACCATCCTCTTCAACACGTTTCATGAATAGATCAGGAGTCCACATTGCTAAGAAAAGATCTCTTGCTCTACGTTCTTCCTTACCGTGATTTTTTCTAAGTTCAATAAAATCTTCAACATCATCGTGCCAAGGTTCTAGGTAAACTGCAAATGATCCTTTACGTTTTCCACCGCCTTGATCAACGTATCTGGCAGTTTCATTATAAACCTTTAGCATTGGAACAATTCCATTTGATGTACCGTTCGTGCCTTTGATGTAAGAACCGGTTGCTCGGATATTTGAAATAGCGATACCAATTCCACCAGCATTCTGCGAAATTGCAGCAACATCAGAAAGAGTTTTATAGATTCCTGAAATTGAATCATCGTTCATGGTTAGTAGGAAACATGAAGATAATTGAGGTCGTCTGGTTCCAGCATTGAATAGAGTTGGAGTTGCATGAGTCATTTGGTGAGTTGATAATAATTCATACGTCTTAAGAACATTTTGAATGTCCATTCCCCAAATTCCTACAGCTACTCTCATGTAAAGATGTTGAGGAGTTTCAGCAGGTTGACCGTAAGTTTTTAGTAAGTAGCTCTTCTCGAGAGTTTTAAACCCAAAATAGTCAAAGGTAAGATCCCTATCATGAATGATTGCCTCATTTAAAGTGTTCTTGTATTTTTGAACAGCTTCATAAGTTTCATCTGAAATAATGCATGCATTCTTACCGGTCTTAGGATCTATGTAGTTGTATAAGTGATCGATTGTATCACTAAAAGATTTGTGAGTAGTCTTATGTAATCGAGTTATTGCAATTCTAGCCGCAAGAACTGAGTAATCTGGATGGATGTAGGTCAAAGCCGCTGCGGTTTCTGCGGCTAATAAATCTAGCTGTTGAGTACTTATTCCATCGTAAATACCGGATACGACTTTAGTTGCAACCTCTAGGGCATCAACATAATCGGTATTTAATCCGTATGTTTGTTTTTTAATTCGGTTCGTGATTTTATCAAGCTTCAGCGTCTCACTGTGGCCATCTCTTTTTATTACCTTCATTTATTTAGTTTTTGCTGTTTTTTAAAAATCTGCGTCTAATGAAAATCCTGAGTCTCCTCCAGATTTAACTCCAGCTTTTTGGTATTCGCCAACCCTCTTTTCAAAGAAATTAGTTTTACCGTTTAGCGCAATGTTAACCATGAAGTCAAAGGGATTCGTTGAGTTAAAAACTTTTGCGCAACCTAAATCGGATAGTAATCTATCGCTAACAAATTCCAAGTATTGTTTCATTAAGTCAGAATTCATGCCTATCAATTTAACAGGGAGAGCCTCTGTGATGAATTCTTTCTCAATTTCCAAGGCAGATAATATGATTTCCTTTATTCTTTCTTCTGAAACTTTATTAACTACGTGATTGTTGTGTAGGTGAACTGCAAAGTCTGTGTGAGATCCTTCATCTCGTGAAATAAGTTCATTAGAAAAACTTAGTCCTGGCATGAGGCCTCTTTTCTTAAGCCAAAAAATAGAACAGAATGAACCTGAGAAAAATATACCCTCAACCGCCGCAAATGCAATTAGTCTTTCTTGAAATGTAGAGTTCTTGATCCATCTGAGGGCCCACTCGGCCTTCTTTGCAACAGCTGGGATGGTATCAACCGCTCTAAATAGATGCATTTTTTCTTCTGGGTCGGTAATGTACGTATCAATCAAGAGAGAATATGTCTCAGAATGAATGTTTTCCATCATGATCTGAAATCCATAAAAGAATTTTGCTTCTGGGTACTGGACTTCCTTAACGAAGTTCTCAGCCAGATTCTCATTAACGATTCCGTCGCTAGCAGCAAAAAATGCCAATACGTGTTTAACGAAATGACGCTCGTCATCGTTTAATCGAGATCTCCAGTCGACTAAGTCGGCAGCTAGATCAATTTCTTCAGCTGTCCAGAATGAAGCTTCTGATTTCTTGTAAAATTCCCACAAGTCATGGTGCTGAATTGGGAAGACAACAAATCGATTTGGATTCTCTTGTAAAATAGGTTCCATCATGTTCTTTATTATTATAGATTAAGTGTAAATGTGATGTAAAGTTCGAATTATGGTGTCGTGTGCTTGGTTAACAGAAACTCTGTTGTTTAAATGGTTAACCTGAAGAGCACCGAACATAAAAAAGAGTGATATTTTATCATTCGATCTTTGCATCTTGATTATTTATTCGAATATAAAATACCACTCTTTGCGGCTTTTGGTTTAAATAAAGTCGAACTTCAATTGTTTCCTGATTGTATCAACTCTGTGAACTTTAATTTGACCTTCGTCGCTAATTTTAGTTCTACCTTTTAGATGGTTAACATCCGTGTGAAATACTTTGTCAGAATCAGGCATCTGAATCTCTAAATTAAAGTTTTGTTTATTTAGAGTAAATTCTAAAGTTTTACCTTCAATTGAATCCTTTAGGCTTTGCCAGATTAATTGATCTTCTCCGATTTTTTCTAAAGCATCGGTTAGAATTATTCTAGGTTCACCTTTCTTAAGAACAATATCCTTGATGTAGAATTCGATCTGGTCTCCAGATTTATAGTTTTTGCTAACTTCTTCATAATTAGCAAATTCGGTTTTGTGTAATAGTCCAGTAAAGTAGTTCTGGAATTCAACGAACATTCCGAAATCATAAGGCTTATTTGTTAGAATACCTGTGTATTTTTCACCAAACTTAAGTTCATGAACTCGTTGAGGTAGAGTCTGTTTAATGTACTTCTTGTAAGAAACAATAAATAGGTCATTCGCAGAATCATAATTTTCAATCATTACTGGAATTTCTTTATTCAAGTACTCATTGAAGTCTCTAATTACGTTGGCTGCAGCATGCGAACCTGGTAAGAAGCATTTAACTGTACCCTTATACAGAGCAAGGTAGCCGCCTTTGACTAAATTAGTAACTTTAACGTAGAACCATTTTTCGGTCTTAATGAATTCTTCAAGATCTTCACGGTACGTTAATGCTGCACATCGTTTTTCAGAACCTAAAAAGTCTCCACCTTCTACTTTATAGATGACAATTTTAAAGCTTGCGCTTATTTCATTGTGAACTAATAATGATGGCTCTTCAGTAAATTCCCTAAATGGAATGAATATGGTTGATAGAGTTGCATCGTCTTGCGCTTCAATCATTTTATTATCGAAGTCTACACGTTTTGCAGTTACTTTACATACTCGACCGACTTCAAAGTCCTTATTTGCAGGTTTTAAAAGTGTTCCCGAAGAATAGTAAAGATCATAGATCTCTTGAGCATACGGTTCTTTACAAAAGATTCGTACCCCCGCTTTTTTGTCCGCTGGAGTTAATTTGATTTTATGATTGATTTTACTATTGCCTTGGCTAAATAGCAAATCGAAATCAATAACTTCTTGCGTGTTTTGGTTTTTTTGCATAAATGTCGTATTAATGAGATTAACTACTTAATTATACACAGAAACCTCTTCTAGTTTTAAAAATTAGTGAATTCCAGGATCTGTGGTAATCATCCTAGCTCCGGTGAATATGCCTGGCATTTTTGTTGCAAATATTAGGCTACCGGTTGAGGTTAAACTTGATCTCCACGCAATTTCATCCAAAAATATTGCAAATAGTGGATTCTTATGGGTCAGTCTTTCCCATGGAGGAAGATCATCCTGATTGACGAATGGATTTGCTGCAATTCTAGCGATCTTGACCCCTGGCTTACTCGCCAAAGCTGGTGCTAAGATTGCGGCTAAATACGCAACTTCCTTTAATACTGGTTCAGCCGCAGTCACAACCGGTAGGTATGCGGCTCGAATTATATTAATGGCATCAAGATTCATAAGTTTAGTCTTAGATGAATTTGGAATCTTAAGTTGCAAAGCTAAGATGATTAGCTTTATTGGTAGAATGAATGGGTTGGCAGATTCAATAACATTAAGAGATAGATCCTTAAAACTTTGTGCAATATTTAAAATTGGGACGACTATGCTCTTTAACGGTTCTAGGATTCCGTCAATTGCCGCGAATAGTAGGCCTCTAATTAATTCAACAAGATCAGTAGAAGTCATTAGTGCAAAATAAGAGACAAGATCCAATGGAATATTTGGAATCTTAGGTAAGGTCAAGACTATCCCGTTTGGTAATTTTACCGAAACTGTTCTTGAAATATTAGTGGTAGAAACTGTCGCGAATTGGGAATCTCCACACGGTACTTGCTTAATAATTTCTTGAAGAGTTGGAGATTCTACGCTAAGCCCCGTAAATTCTAGTAGATTACCAGCATCGGACAAGAGCCTTAATAGTAATTCAAGCAAATATGCGATTGCGGCTTTTAGTAGAGGTTTTAGGATAGCGTTCAATGGAATTACGATTGGTACTGGAAATACTGGACCAAGCGGAATTGGAGCCTGAGGTATGTGAGTTGCGGCTAACACCGGTAATATCATTGTTTTAAATATTGCAACCACATCAGGAAGAGCAGGAATTGAAATTGGTGGAAACGCTGATAGGGTTGCATCGAATAGAGATTTTACTGCGTCTATTCCAATATTTGAGGCAGCCTCACCGAACATGTTCTTTAGAGTTTCAATAGTTAGTCCTTGTAAAAATGCATCTAATAAAGCATTAAAAATAGCGATTGCCGCTAATACTTGAGGAGACGGTAAATTATTTGGTTTAGCAGATTCAGTTGCACAGCACGGAGCAGAAGGATCAAATAGCTTGAGAGTAGGTGGAGTTAGAGCAAGTGAAGATAGTGCAAACGCTGCTTTGATTCGCTTCTTTCGTAATTCATTGGCTTTTGCAATCTCTGCCTTTCGCTCTTCTGGTAAATTAGGATCAATGTCTTCATCGGTCGTTTTATCCCCAGTTGCATGAGCCAAGGCATCATTTGCAAACTTCTTTATTGCTTTCTTAAATTCATTAACATCTTCTAATTTATTTAGATTAAATTCTTTCTTTGGTATGTCTAATTTACTTGGATCAATTTGTGATGCAAACTTTTTAATTAAGGCAATTAGGTTTGTGGATTTTAGATCAGGTACAAGCTCTCCCCTAGCTGCTTTTTCAATTAGAGGTTGAACAGCAGTGACTGCTCCAGGCAGTTTAGGATTATGTCTAGTTGGATTCTTTGGAATTGATATTGTGCCTAAATTAATCTTATCAATGTACGACTCAAAATCAGAAAGTACGCTTTGAATTTTGTCGGTCAATCTAATTGGATCAAGAGCTCGAGCCTTGTCCTTTGCGGCAAGTCTGTCCTTTGGATCAGTAATATCCTCAGCTGAGACTACTCCCTTTTGTCTAGTCGATCTGGTTTTTTCCTTTAGTCGAGTAACTGCATTTATCTGCATGTCTCCCAAAATCTTAAATTGAGCATTGAGATCTGCCTTGAATTTAGTAGTGATATTAATAAATTCCTCAGCCGCACCTCCATCAAGCGCAGCAGATGATGCTTCAAATTGGCCTAAGTAATTTTGTAGGTAGAATTGAGGATCAATTTCCTTGATCACACGGCCGTCTGGAGTTTTAATTGACGGATTTTTACCTTGAGCAAGATCCGCTGCAAACGCGGCTAATCTAATTGCCTTTGACGAACTTGCAGTTACTTTAATCGGTACCAATAATGAGCCTTTGATTAATTGGCCTTTATGTGGATTTGAATTACTCAAGCCGATTGGATTATCTGATTCACCAGACGTATCAATCTCAAATCCATACTTAATTGCACCAGGTGCAAATACTAATGGAAAGTTTGGAGCAAGTAGCATGTACTTATTACCGTCTGGTGAAAAATAGAACATGTACACGGAAGGCAATGGAATTCCAACGATAAGAGCAGGCAAAGTCAAAAAGGTTACTAGGGTTCCAAGTGAAGATGATAGAGAAAATAGGACTCTCCATTTTTGTGGCATTGGAATCATGACCACTCCTACTGGAGTCGGAATTATATTGTTTATCGGCCAGTATCTTAATAACGGAGAAGTTAAATCAGGTATAGGTAAAACACTAATTTGATTCAGTGAATTTGCAAATTCTTTCCAGTAACAAGGGTTATTCATGTCCGGGAGACTTGAGTCTGTGCCAGAAAGGGTACGGATCATTAAAGGATCTGATCCTAACTTTTTCTTAGTTTCCTCCTCACAATCCTTTGCAGTTGCTTTGGCCTTAGCCGCATCCTTGAAACAGGCAACTGTTGAAATTCTCTTAGCCAAAACGTCTGGATCCATTGAATTCTGAGTTATTAATTCAGAAATTTGATCAATATCAGCCTGAAGGTCCTTGATCTTTTGATCAATTTCATCTGCTGCTTTTGTGTAATATGCAAGCCTACTTGAAACAACTTTGTCTAGGTTAGAATACGTGAATTCTCCAGCCAAATAAATGTTTGAGCCCTTGGCTTTATAAGTTAATGGACGCGCTAACTTGACCTCAGAGTCCGTGGTTTTTCTAAAGAAGTCAGCTGCCTCGGCTTGTCCAAGAGCCTTAAGCTCATCTACTGCAGGTTGAATTTGTTTTGGAAAGACTTTTTCTCTCTCATCTTTTAATTTAGTAGGTAGAGTCTTTGCAGCCTCATCATAAAACTTTGAGTACTGCGCTTGATTTCCAATATAAAAAGTTGTGCCCTCATCAGTTATTGACTTTGGAGCATCTTCGATGTCCCTTATGATTGGATCTATTTTGTCTGGATCAACAGTAAGCCCCCTTTCTTCAGGCGTGTACAAGTACCTAACTGGATTTGCAAGTTTTTTATAGAGACCAGCATATCCGTTCGTTTCATTATACAATGCTCCAGGAATGAACGCGTAATCGGTTTCAGTTGGAGGACCTGACTGAAATGCTCTAGATTGGAGCGCGGTTCCTACTGTATTAGCGAATGGAAAAAATTTAAGATACGGGCTGGTTCTAATGTTAATTATCTTTTCGACTTGTTCCGAAGATCCATCTGCTTTTACTTGAGGCACCGTTATTTTGTAGCTGTCTAGGTCAAGTATTCTAACCTCATAGGCCAGTGATCTAGCTGACGTAACTAATTTGGTGACCGGCTGTACTACGTCGGTATCATTGAATATTGGAACTAACTGTCCACTTATTTGCCTGGTTGTGTCAAGCACATTAGCTTTAACAACGGTCGCTAGGCCAAGGTTAGGTATTGACTGGATTCTGGTCTTTAGCGCATTAGTCGCGCCGGTTTTTGCTCTATCTCGAGATTTACCAGCTTCAATTCTAGCATTCCTAGCGGTTGAATACGCTTTATATACGTCAGATGAAATTAGCAAAGATATAACAACGTCTGATGCAATTTTAGATAGTTCATCAAGATTTCCAGAAAATATTGATAACGCAACCTTATCATTTACTTTAACGAGCCAATTTAAAATAAGTAAAATTGGATCAACTGTTTTTATCTTATCTGGAGCATTATCTTCACGATATTTATTGTAAATTGATTCTTCAAGCCGCTTTAACCTGTTAAATTCATCATCCCAATAAATGAACTCTGATGTGAATGGGGCTAAGGTTGTTATAGTATCATTGAAGAATTTATAACGCTCTCGATAGTGAACTGAAATGATCTTGTAATGATCTTGCGCCTCTTCTAACTTACCTTTGATTGCTGAAAGTTCAACTAGTGTTCCCTGTTTGGAAAGCTGGTCAATCATGATCTTTTTGACCTCCTCAATGCCAGCATTTACGCACGAATCAGTCTCTGGGACAGCAACATTTACATTGGATGGCGGTGGTGCAACTGGTTCAGGTAAACAGGCCTTAACCTTCGCTAAGTCATCCTCAGTGAAGATTGGAGAGGCAGTCCTTCCACACTTAATATCGTTAATTAGTTTCTTAAACTGATTGTCCAATTGCAAAAATTCTTTATTTTATCTATCGATCAGGCTAAACAGAACAGCGCCCGTGAGAATTACTCAACAGGCGCATGTTCCTCGATGGCTAATATTCGATTATTGAACTTGAGAGTTCATTTGGGGCTTTTGTACCATTAGGCAGTCAGTTGTGATTAAAAGGCCTGCGATTGAAACTGCGTTTTCTAAAGCGGTTCTAGTAACTTTGACTGGATCAATAATTCCATTATCGATCATGTCAACGTACTCCTCAGTTTTAGCATTGTATCCAGGAGCGCCTTCGTTTATTTTATTTAGAACAATATCTGGATTTACTCCAGCGTTTTCTAAGATTGAACGGAACGGCTGGTGACAGGCTTTCTTAATTAGATCGATTCCTAATTGAATATCTCTAATAGGTGAAGTAATTGTAACTGAGTTTACGGCTTTGACTAGAGCAAGACCACCTCCCATAACAATACCTTCAGCAACCGCTGATCGGGTTGCTCCCAATGCATCGTCAATTCGGTCAGATTTCTCTCTAGCTTCAAGTTCAGAAGTTGCACCAATTTTAATGATTGCAACGCCACCCTCAAATTTAGAAAGTCTTTCTTTTAGAAGTAGTTTAGAGGTTTCTGACTCACATGCTTGGATTTGAGCCTTTAGATCAGTGGTTAATTCTGCAATTGACTCAGCTGTTCCAAATCCACCAATTATTGTGGTTGAATCTGATGTGATTGTTATTTTATCACAACCTCCAACGTAATTTGCAGCAATTGTTTCTTTAAGCGTGATACCGTCTAGCTCAGAAATCAGTTTTCCACCAGTTAAGGTAGCGATATCCTGTAGTTTAAAACGACGCTGCTCTCCAAAACCTGGAGATCTAACTGCCGCTACTTTTAGAGTGCCTTGTAATTTATTAACAAGTAGAGTGTTTAGAGCTTCTCCATCAACTCCATCACTAATGATTAATAATGGACGTCTTTGTTTGTTTGAATACTCTAAGAACTGTAACATGTCTTGTAGATTTGAAATCTTACCATCATACACTAAGATTAGAGGTTTTTCAAATTCTACAGTATTTCTTTCTGGATTAGTAATGAAATATGGGGATAGGTATCCGTTTTGGAATTGCATTCCCTCAACTATTTCAACAAAAGTTTCTCCAGTTTTACTTTCGCCTGCTGTAATAATTCCATCGAATCCAACTGCTTCCATTGCGTCCGCAATAATTGATCCAATTTCTTCATCATTATTCGCAGAGATTGTTGCAACTTGACGAATTTTATCGAAGTCCTCAACCGTTTGAGACTGTTCTTTTAGGTTGGAGATGATGTGTTCCATTCCAATCTCAATACCTTTCTTAAGGTCCATTGGATGAGAGCCGGTTTCAATCAATCGATTACCTTCAGTAAAGATTGCATGGGCAAGAACGGTTGCGGTAGTGGTACCGTCACCAGCTTCCATTGCAACTTTATTTGCAACCTGCTTGATCATTTGAGCTCCGACATTTTCCATGTAGTCCTCAAGATGAACTTCACGAGCAACGGTAACTCCGTCCTTTGTTATTGCAACACTGTTATCGCGAGCAATAACAACATTTCGGCCTCTTGGGCCTAGCGTGACTTTAACAGCTTCGGCTAATGCATTAATACCTGCGGCTAACTGCTGTCTAGCATCTGCCTTAAATTTAGTTTGCTTCACTTATTATTTGATTATTTTACTTTACTATTATATCAGACTTTTCGATTTGGTTTAGGCCAGATAATCTTAAAGCTGTTTGCATTAGTGTAATTACGTCCTTTTGGCAGTATTCCTTGATGCGATCAACATCACCAGCATAAAAAGTTTCATGTACTTCTGACCCATTAATATCGTCCTTTGGCGAATCTATGCCCAAGACTGATGCTAAGAGGTCAAGCGATGTGAATCCTTCTTGCCATGCACCGAAAGACCATAGTTCAGAGGTATCGGTTATTGAAATTTCCCAAGGTTTCTTGTCCCAAACTTGCAAAGGTGTTGCTGGTTCAATTCCGTGAATGAAAGCTCGCTTACATAAGAAAGGCACGTCAAATCTCTTGACATTATGTCCGAATAACTTAATTCCGTTCTTTGCTAAGCCTGTCATTAATTTAAAGGATTGATTTAGGATCTCTACCTCGTTATTGCCAGAATATGAAACAATTTGGGCAGTTGGTGCCCCGTCAACGAATTTCATTTTGCCAAAGGAAACACAAACAACTCTACCGAATTCAGCTTGCAGAGCGGATTTCATCTGAAACAGCTCGTCATCTGACTTGTCTTTATTATCGGGATACTTGTCACCTAGTTGAGTTCTCAAGATTTCAGCTCTTTTTGACCAGAGATCTTGCAGTTTGGGGGATAATTCTGAAAAATTTGACTCTGCACCAGCAGTTTCAATGTCAAAAAACAGAAATTTTTCTAATTGATGTGGATCAAACATGATTATTGTATTTTACAAGATAGAATATACTAATAATTAGTAGAAAGTAGCCTAGGGACTAAGGTATTAGGAACTAGGTACCTTAATTCTTTATTTTATATTAAATAAGTAGACTAGGTACTAGGTATCTAGGCTCTATACCCTCCCAACACCCTTATTCTACAGTAACTTTTACAAAAGTTTTGAGCAAAACTAAAGTTTTTTTGGTAGTAGAATATTCAAAATCACCAAAATGAGCTTTGTTTGTAATTGGCATAGACTTTTCAATACAGTTTCCAGCTGTTTGTATCAGTAAAGACTTTAAAAGTTTTAGCTGGATTGCTTGCGTCAATTCCAATCTAACAAAAGCACATCGAAAACTACTTGAGGACGTTCAACTTGAGCATCCTACTCTTGAATTCATTTTTCTCCCCCCTAAGAATCTTAAGCACGACACCTATTCGGCAACTGAACGGGCTAAATTAGAGAATTACTCTAGACTAGTTGACGTTCTAATCGATCGCGTCAATCAAATTGTTCTACCTGGATTAAACGGTCAGCCTTTAATTGTTTCGATTGAGGGAATTGCGTACGGAGCGCAAGGTAATGCTCTAATTGATATATGTCAAGCGACCGGTATGCTTAGAAAGAAGATCTTGGACACAACCTTAAGCGGTCATCAGGAAAGCGTGTTCATATTTTCACCAGGAGAGCTTAAAAATTCAATCGGAGCCAAGGGAAATGCTGGCAAATACGACGTGTACCAGCAATTCAAATCAAATCCAATGATTGCCAATGGCAGTAGTCTTCACCAAGTGATAAATAAGTACGAAGATCAAGTGCTCAAGGACCAGAATGTAAAATCTCCGTTCATGGACATGATCGACTCTTATTTAGCAGTGCTAAAAATACACGAGTCGTTAAAAGAATCATAATTCATGTCAAAAGCAAAGGAAAGTAAGTACTACATTAATAATAGAGACTTCACAAACGAAATAATTAGGTGCAAACACGGCCTCTTAAATGAAGAGACTGGTTATCAGCACATAGCTGGTGAACTTTCACCAATTGCAATCAACTATTTCGTAATTTTAGCCAATCGGGCAATCTTAAAACTTAGATTTAGCAACCCATTAGATAAAGAGGACTGCATTCAGTCCGCTCTACTCGATCTACTTAGGTACTGGAGAAATTTCAATGAGGAAAAATCAAACAATGCATTTGCATACTTCACGCAAATCGCAAAAAATGGCTATGCTAAGGAATACAAGAAGATCTACAAGCATATCGGAAAGGGCGAAAAAGTTGAGTTCGTTTCCTTAAGCCATTCGGGTGAGAGCGAGATCTACACTATTTAATCCATTCGCCAGGCTTAATAAATAAAGGTAAAGAGCTAGGCATCGCACATGAATATTAACAATCTCGTATTTTTTGATAAAAACGGAGAATCTTATAACTTTTCACAGAACACAAGTGGAGTTTGGGAAGGAGCTGACTATTTTTTACCGGCTTCAACTGCACTGTACGATGTATCTAATCTTTTTATCCTAGAAAAAGTTGGTTCAGCCTATAAATTTCCTGCTCTAGCTCCAGGTTCAACTCTTAGCCTTAAATGGAGGACTGCTCAAAACTCAAAGGAATTCTTTTTGTTCACAGTTGCCAAGGAGGATGAGAATATTGATTCACCAACGTACTTAAATCGAGTTAATTCAATTGATGTCAAGTACTCTGACCTTAATCCAATAGGCTCAACTAATCTTGATCTTACGTATCCTTTACAAGTAAACGTCGGTTTTGCTCCAACTGATGAAGTTGCGTACACTCGAATCCTAGACATTTACTATGAAACTACTTCGACGACTACTCTGATAGGAACAATCACATTTTATGGAGAAGGCGAAGACGAAGACGTTAGATTTAGAGTATGGCTTGAGAATTTCGGTATTAAATTTAATAGAGAAGATGCCCTATTGCTTAAGGATTACGACCTAAAGGAAAGTTTACCGGACTGGAACAAGATAAATCAGGCCAGAAAGGAGATTCTTGTAAATAGAGATCAGATCTATCCATACGTTGGTACTTACAAAGGTCTAATAAACTTAATCAATATTTTAGGGTACCGTGATGTACTTAGAGTCAAGGAATACTGGCAGGACCGCGATACTCAGTCAGCCTACTATCAAAAGTACGCAATGGTCGATGTTACAGACCTAATGACTGAAGGTAACCTAGATTCAATTAATCTAGTTGACCTGAACGGTCAAATTAAAAAGGGCGGTAAATTTAAAAAGACTGAATTTTTAGCATTAGCTTATGAATTCTCAGTTGCTAGTGATAATTACGATGATGATGGAGTCCCAGAAGTAGAATTTACAACCGAATTTGAGGTTAACGAGATTTTCTATAAACTAAATAGGCTTTCAACCAAGCTAAAGCAAGAGATGCTACCAGTCAATGTTGTCATCAAAGACATCATTGGCGAATTCATATACTTTCATAAATTTAACCTACGAAACTGGTCAGACGTTACCTATATTAATTCATTGGAAATCAATGATGATTATAAAGTTGTAATTAATTCGCCGGTTACTAAATCTCAATTGTTACAGATCAGAGACATCAAAACTCTCTATCCAAAAACAGTTAGTGCTCTACCGCCTTCAAACACTGTCGTAATTTCTCAATTTCCAAGTATCACATTTAATACTTCGAGCACTAGGCCTTATCAATACTCTCAAAAGTATCCGATTTCTGAAATCCCTGCCCTACTTGTAGCAATCAAAGACTACTATCAAAACTTAAATAATTATGAGTTCCAATATCATGGTCAACCCAATCCAATCATAAGCGGAGATGATATTGATGGAAAGGTTGGATGCCCAGTATCATTAGAGGCATACGTTCCAGATTTCACAATCGCTCAGCTAGACGGATCTAAATTCTCAGATTTTTTTGGAACTCACTACACAATTGGGAATATTAAATACCGAAACGGTTATGAAATTGAATGGGATATTACTGGACCTCAAGGCTATGTTTTTAACTGGAGAGGTAAATTACTTGATCTAGTTAAAATTCCACATATTCTACCTCATCTTGGAAAATACACGATCAAATCAACCGTGTATGATATGCAAGGCGGTCAAAACGTAAGCTATTTACATCCAACGGTTATCACTGAGGAACCTGTGATTCAAATATTTACGAAGATCCAAGACAAGAATCGATATGACTTCCGAAATCTAGATAACGTTACAATCGGAGATCTAGCCTCAAGCCCTTTATATCAGCCATTTGCAAACGTTGTTCAAGCCGGTACAACCAGCACAGACTTACCTACTCATTACCTTGACTGGAACACCTATTCTAATAATTTTGGAGTCGGAAATCCCCAAAGAGAAGTTGAAATTTATACTCTCGGAGTCGGGTTCGAACCTATTGATGATTCTGAAAACCACGTAGCCATTCAATGGGGTACAGGTAAAGGCGAATTTGGTCAACCGACTCTAGAAGATTATGGATTGACTACGCTCAGCGAACTGGTCATGAATCGAATGTCTGATTTGTCGTATGTTCCAGATAGAATTAACGGATTCATATTGGATCTACCGAAAATGGTCGATCCTATTAACTTCATTAACTTTCTAAATTGGGATATTCTAAATAGTTATGTAGTTTCTTCCTATGTAGATGCAGACGATCTAGCAAATCAATTAAATTCAGCAAATGATGTCCAAGTTAGTCAATATCGTTATGTTGCACTAAACGGTAGAGTTCATGCAAGAGCGATCGACCAAGACAGAGGACTTCACCGAATCCTAAAGGTTCTAACCTCAATGGGAAATGAGTTTAGAATAAAAACATTCTGTTATCCATTCGGAGTTTATTCACGAAATTTAATCGATAGATTAAACTCTCAACTCTCTCAAATTGCTAGAAGAATTGATGATGATTTACTTTTCCTAAATGCTCCATTTGATGATATTTTGGAAAAGACTGGAGAGACCGCAACTTCTAAAACATCTGGAGTAATTAGCTCAAGCTTTTCTAGCCCTTTCACTTTTACTCTAAATATGAGAAAACAATTTGAAAGTGGGACGATCGTTAGAGCAGTAAGCACCAGCGATTCAACTAAATGGGTTGAAGGGACATTCACCCAAAACTCAACATTCAATACTTTAACATTAACTGCAACTGCCTCAAATGGAGCAGGTCCATCCGGTACACCCGTATCAGAATGGAGATTTGAATATTCTAACCCAAATTCAACCGAACCTCCAATTTATGCAAATGCAAACAACATCAACTATTGGATAAACAAAGGATTCATTGAATTCACTAACACTGCAAGCGGACCGTCATCGACTCCGACTATATCGGTTAGAGGATTCTTACCTTCAAACTATGATCAAAACTCATTCAACCTAACCAACTTAAAGATTGGGTCAGAATGTTTAGTCTTACCTCTAGAACATCCAGTGTTTGCAGCAATTTCAAATATCGATTCCAAAAAGGAGTGCATTTGGACTCTGAAACACGTCGGAGAAGAAATTGCTAAAATTAAATCAACCTCATTTTTCATTTGGAGATTTGATGAACCTGGCGAATATTCACTAACAGTTGATGTGACAGACGTTAATAATAACGTATTCTCATTAACTCGTGACTTTTTTGCCGCAAATACAAAGGCAATTCCTGAGTATAAGAATTACTTAAACAATACACTAAACCGTAGAAAGGCCAAAATGTAAGGTCCTCCTGGTTTTCTTAATAAATAAAAAAGACAAAAAACTACCTAAAAAATGGCATTTACTAACGTAACTCTAAACACACAACCTCTATTAGAGTCAACTTTCATCTCGGACATGCGTTTAATCCTAAACGCTAACGTTTCTGTGATTAAAGGAAAGGTTGAAGATCTAATCAATACATTTGAGATAGATTTGACTAACAAGTACATTGGAGTAGACAACTACTTTAACCAAGTAAAAACAAATAACGTTATTCTTGGAAACAGCATCTCCTTCATGGACTCTACCAATACAATCGGTAGCTTAACCAAAAGCGCTGGAAAATCAATCTTATCAATTGATAGATTAGTTATTCAAGCCGGTGGAACAATTGACATGAGCGGCACTGCAAACACAATGGCAGTTAAGAGATTGGGAATCGGAATTCCATTAGCTAGTGTTACAGCGGATGGATTTTACGTTGGAAGTTCAACTGTTTCAGTACCTTCACAATTCAATGGTGAAGCAGCTTTCCCAAAACAAGCAATAACTCAAAGTACAGAAGGTAGTACAAATACAGTAGTCACAACAACGGCGTTGAACACCGGCGGTGTTGATTACTATTACGGAACTTTAAAATTAACTAAGTCAAGTAAACAATTCATCTACTTAACAGTTAGAGCAGCAGATACTAATCCAACTTCATCAAAACCAGTAATCATATTCGTTTATGAAGATCCAGCAGATAGACCTGATCCTGGACAAACTTTTACAGTCATCATTAGAGAATACCAAACCTCTGCTAGTGTTGATGTTGCTGTTACCAGTTGGGGAGCTATTCAAATTGTTCCAGGATTTACAAACACTGCTTCTGGGACGCCAGTTCTTTTAGACGGTAGCTCATTAGGAGTTGCGGCTACTCCGACAGCAGCAATCACTGCACTTTCTTCAAATCATTACATCCAATTATTCAATGGAAATGTTCAATCAGGATTAGGTACTTCCGATCTTGGAGGAACTGCTCTAAGAAAGTTTGGATCATCAGTTAGCTTAACGAAATACGAAACAATTGGTGCTCCAACCGTCACATCATCAAGATTCGTGATCACAAGCTCTCATAATATAAAAACAGTAAACTAATTTAATTAAGTACTATGGCAGTTGCACCATTAATAAAACCAATACAGACGCAGAAAGGAATGTTCTATTCATTCCAAAGCGCTATTGAGGACCTAAGCTTAACGTTTAATAATAACACAAATAAGTTTAGATTTTCAAAGTTCGCGTTGTTACGTATTCCAGAGATTGGGATTCCAGCAACAATGCAAACTGATAATAAAGTTCAGTTCCTAGCCCTTGGTGAAACTCCTTTGCTTAATAACTTATCAACTAATGAAAATATTAACCTAGCTAATAGTTTTCAAAACTATGCTCTAAACTTTGAGAGCTTATTAATTTCTCAATCAACTTATAATCGTGAAAAGAAACTAAATGTTTCAGAAAGAGTTTTTTGGAAATGGCTAAAGGAATTAGGAGCAGTCCGTTGGAGAGATGCAACGTCAGCTGAGGTTATTCAAACTCTACCTGCTGGTGAAAAGCGCTGGGCTGAGGATTGGTTCAATCCAACTCTATCAACCTATGATCGAGTAGTTAAGTATATCGGAGAAATTGATGTAGTTAATTCAGTTCGCAGTAAAGATAATTCGTACAGTGAATTATACATTCACGTTCCAACAAATGTGGGTTCAACTCCAACTGTTCTTTTCAATTCAAAACCTGATGAGAATTACGGACCTGGAATGTTGATCGTTAATACACCAGGCGATCCATTAGATGTTGAGTACTTAAACGGTAGACATTATAATGATACTCACCCATTTGCTGGAATGAGCCTTGAAGCATTCTATGATCTAGATACAAATTCAGTTAGTACAAAGATCTCTGATACTCTAACCGTTCAGCCTACAACTACTGGATTTTGGTGGGGAGCTTCATCGATTAATAATTCGTACTACACAGATCAAGCTGCGTATTTTGGAACTCCGTATGGTGTCACAAGTTCAAATCCTAAAGTTCAAAGAATTTTCAAGAATCACAATAGCGGTACGCGAACAGTAGAATATCTACGTTCAACGCTAGACGGTGTTGTAATCGATTTTAATCTATCAAACTATTTGATAGCTTCTCAAAATCCAGCCATTAAATCTTTCTCTCAATTAAATGATAGTTACACAAATGAAGATTTTGAATTTAATGCAATCCTAATTTATTATGATGTGTATGATCCTGCACCAAATGCGGTTGCTGGAACAGAGCCAGTTAGCGTAACTAATTTATACGGTGTTTATTTCTTAAATAAAGTTGTTCAAAGTGGCAGTGAATTCATTATTCCAATGATCACCAAGAATAAACCAGATACAATCAATAAAACAAACGGTAATTCATTTGCATTTAAAGTTAACGTTAAGTTCGATACATCAATCGAAGATGTGGCAGTTGAAAAATCAGTGAATGATTATAATACTTTTTCGTTAAATTTATTTACTGATGTTTTAACCGAAATGCGAAGTCTACAGACAAAGTTTAACGATAAGCTCCTAGAACTTAACACACTATCCGATGAAGTTGACTTAGCTAAAGACGCTCTATTAAATACAACTGCTCTAAAAAGCCTAGCCACTAGAATCAGCGTGATTGAAACTACCGTTGCTGCCTCAACTGCTGCATTTGCAGAAGCCTCAGCAATAATGGATTTAATTGATTCAACTAATGCAAGGATTGATGAAATCTTGAGTAATACTACGTCACTACAAATAAAATACAATACGGATTCCTTTAAACCAGGCTATGGAGTCTTTTTAGATAAGAGAATTCCTGGAGAAATCACGTTCTATTCTGACATTCAAGCTTTTTCTAAAATCATTGAATCAGACTTTAGTTCAAATACACTAGGTTCAAGAACTGAAAGCTTAGGAATTGGTGGAACTCAAATTCGACACTTAAAAGTTAATGGATCAGGAAATCCAATTCCGTGGACAATGGACCGTAATTTAACGTTGTTCATTGATGATTCATTTAATACTTGGAGGGCAGGTCAATCATTAAAAATAGTTTGTGATTCTCAAATCATTCCAGATTCTTACACTATCACAATAAAAACGGATTCACAGGACATCGTTAATGCAGGAAGCCAATACAGCGTAATAATTGCAACATTGACCTCAGCCGATTTCATAACAACGTATGGCCGAACTGGAAAACCTATTATTGAAATAGTATGTAAGGATCCTAAAACTTTAACGTTCGTCGTCGATAAAATAATTAGATAAACTAAATGGCAGATAAATCATCACTAACCGATTACTTAGCAGAGCTTGGAGTTGATATTAACAACATGCAAGAATTCTTGCTTAAACTTAACACGTCCTTATCGACTAAGGCCAATTCAGTTAGTGTCACTCAAATTTTACAGGATGGATCTACTGCAAAATACAATATTCCGTCCTTTGGTTATCTAAACACCCAAATTCAAAATATTGAAGAAAAGTTTAATAGCTTATTAAGCGGTAATGCAAATCAATTAGGAGTCAAGGATAAAGACGGTAATTTAAGAACTTTTGAACTAAAGGACATCTCTACTGTGATTGATGACTTAGAAAGAGTAAGCTCAACTGGAGTCGCAGTGCCGGCAGCCTTTAATTATAAAACAAATTGGTTCTTTGAATCTTTCTTGAATCCATTGCTCTATGTTAATATCGACACATCAACGATAACAACGGATCCAGATATTAATAAATTTGAAGTTATCCGAGTAATCATAACTTCTCAAATTGCCAGTGATACTCAATACTTTGATGCTACTTATAAAGGTAAAAACGATTTACTGTATTCAGCTGTAATCAAAGATCTAAACAATCGAGGTATTCAATACTTTGAAGATACTGCTGAACTATTACTTTCACCAGCTAAAAACACGGTTAGAGGAGCATTTGACGTTCTCGATATTTTAGAAGACAGTGAGACTGAGCTAGTCGGTGGACAAACTTTGACTTCTAGCATACGTACTTACCGTCTAAATACTTTACAATACGTTGGCTTAACTGATAGTACATCAAGTGGAACTATTGAAAAGACCCTAAAGAGAGGAGATCACTTAATCACTACAGATAATAGTGAATTTATAATTAAATCAGTTGACACTAATTCTCGCACAATAGTACTTGAACTCGTTTTTGGTTCAAGTGGAATTGCAATGGGCCGTGACCAATTAAGAATCAAGCCGATTCTTGAAAGATCTACGCTTGTTCAATTAAACGTTGGATACAATGAAAGAAACCTAATTTTCCTAAGACCAGTTAGCGATAGGCTTGCCGTAACCACCGACCAGTACTCTCAAGGCTTTGGAATTTACACCAACGATCTAACTATAACAATGCAAAACGGTAAAGAGTTGAACTTAACTCAATTTTACCAAAATTTTGTGTCAGATTTTGGACTACTTTTCTTGAATTATGCAAAGGAGAAAAAATTACCTGCATCGTTAGGTGAGAGCCCAAATCCGGTTGTTGCAACCGCTACTAATTTTAAAGTTATTCAAATAGACCAGCATATACAAGATGCTGATAATACTCTTGCGGTAAAACAAAAGATTGCAGCAAAGGAGCAAAGTTCATCTCAGATCTCTGAGCTTGATAAGCAAATTAGCGCAACTCGAGCTAACTTAAATACAAATGCTTCATTAAATGAAGGTCAAAAGCTAAAACTCGAGCAGGACTTAAAAACCTATGCGGATCGCCGATTGACTCTTAGTAAGACTTTGCAGAGTCTAGTGTCGGATATTACAACATCAATCAAATCAACTCCAAGTTTCATAACTAATCCAGAATACAGAGTTAGAGGTTTTTGGGCTATTCCAGAACCTAGACAGACTCTACACGGATTACAAAACGTTGCTCAATTTAAAATATCTTATCGTACTCTAAGTAAGACCGGTAGCAGTAAAACTGCCGATCAAATAGAGTTCGTTGATGCTAATGGAAATAAAGTAACTGGAGCATTCTCTCCGTGGAGAGAATACTTATCTAAGGCCAGAACCAAGAAATTAAATACATCAACTGGTTATTATGAATGGGCTGATGAAAATTTAGCTGACCCAGATGCAGTTAACTCAAACCAATTAGACATTCCAATTAAAAAAGGCGAAGTTATTGAAATCAGAATCAAGAGTTTATCTGAAGCAGGTTGGCCAGATTCTCCAATTGAATCAGTTTGGTCTGATAGTATTCTTGTTGAATTTCCAGCTAATATTGAAACAGTAGAAGACGCAACCATCGTATCTCAACAAGCATTCGCAGATGAGGCACGACTTAACTTTCAAGATGAATTAAATTCAAAAGGACTAGACATTCACCTTTCCACCGCATTCACGACTCGTGACAAGTACTATGCTCACAAAGCAGAAGATATAGCAAGCGGATTTTTTGCAAGCGATGGAAACATTGTTGACCTTTACACAAAACTAAAGGCAATTGCCGATGACCTATCAGCAGTTCAAACTTCAATTTCTACTGGTGCTGGAGCCCTAAAAGTAAGTATTATTGATCAATTAGGTAATGAAAAAGAAGTAAAGAACGGAGATTCAATTTCTCTTTTTGCTGGATATTATAAAGATCTAATCAAAGACACTAGTGTAACTCCAGTACAATACACTCATGGAAAAGTAGTAGCCGTTCAGTACATTGTACAATTACAAAACACTTCACAAACTGCATTACAATTAATTTCAACTCTAGCTGGCGGAATTGGAGTTCCAGCAGATGCCTCAAATCCAACAGCGTTCCCTACCTCTAATTATCATAAGAATTTAAGGTATGATCGAGTTCCTATTGTAATCAATAATGCAACTGATCAAACCATCAGTAACTTTGCGCAAAAAGATGGATACCAATCTGGACAAGTTCAAAGCCAATTCATGTACGCTAGGTACAAAGACATTACTTTAGCAAATGATTTATATGCAGGAGACGGTATTCAACCAGCATTTTATCCGTACGCCAACGCTGGCAATTATAATTACGGAGGTTGGCTAATAGGTTCAACCTACGTGCCTTACTCATACGGTCACTATCTTCCATTTGATCCAACACTGTCCGTTACTCCTTACCCAACGGTCGCTAATGCAAATGTATGGAATGGGACATTGACTGGATCAGTACCAAACGGCGGAGGTAAATTAAGCGAATTTTGCATACATAAAGATCATCCGCTCATAGATACTGCATGGAATCAATCAACTTGGGTGCCAGCTAGACCTTCTTATGCAAGCGGTGACACGCTTCAAAAATACTTACCGTTTAGCCAAGCCATACACTGTGAAATAACTGAGGCTGAAGTAACGAATGTGTTTGGTGCAAACTACTTACAACAAGCAGCGTATCAAAGACCTGCTAATCCAACACTAGGTACACCTTCCGCTAGTTTAAATGACAATATGTATCCTATCAAAAACGGATTCTTAAATAATGATGAGTATTTGATAGGAAAATACACATGTGGCGCCTACTTATACATGGCACCATCCAATTATTCTGCAATATCAGTTGCAGGATTAAGCCCGTCTGGTGCAACTAAACCGCTTGCAAACGGAGCGGCTAATGCAATTAAGATTCCTCTAATATTCCAATTTAGAGCATCTGATAAACTTGGGTACATTGGTGGTTGGAGATTAGCGAATCCTACTGGTTTAAAAAATGTAAAGTATTCTAAGAAATTAGGACTGGACATATATTCAGTAGGCTCAGTATTCTCATTTGATGTGACTGTTGGAACACAATATGAAAAAGAAACAGCAGTAGTTGTTCCACTTAGCCAGCTTGATATTGCAACCTTTAGTGCGGTCGGTGCAGCAGATTAAAATATTAATATAAATTCGTGGTAACATACACTCAACTTGCTGAGAGAAACGTAAGCTTTCAACTACTAAGAACTAATCCAAAGTTAACTACCAATATCAAGTTGACAGTTGACTCCGATGGAGGTTTGTGGTTAAATTCAATTAATGCAAATGAACAGCTTGCTGATCAGAAGTACAAGAGATTTGCAATAAATGAAAACTCAAGCCACGAAATCAATCTACATAGATTTTATGATAATGGAAAAACCCCAGCATCAATTGCATACCAAGTAGGTTCAACGATTGGCCGTAACGCTGTAGCAAAAGATCTTAAAGATCAGTTTGATTTTGATCTTTACACAAGTGGCGCAAAATACTTAACAAGCCGTCAATACGCTGAGAAATTTTCGTACTTTGCTCCGTTATACTTAGATCAAGTTGTTCCAACTAAATTCGTAATTTTCAAAATGCCCGGCCCTTCAAATTACACAGCTGGACAAGGTAAAACTTTACAAACTATATCAGTTGAGGATTTTGCAACCGATGCCTTCAAACAAGCAACCATTGTCAAGGTTTTCGATTTAGGTAAAACTTCAAAAATTGGTCAATACCTAGAGAACATGGTAAAAAATCCCATGTTCACCAGAAAACCAATGTACATTAATCATAAACTTGATGGATACTCATTATATCGAGGAGCATCAATTGCATCTGGTACATACGTTGAAATCCCTGAACAATTGAGTACAGTATTCAGCAGGTCCTTACCTCTATTAAAAATAGAGGAATTTGTGACTTTAGGGTATGAAAGAAACCGAATCGTTTACCCAAAAATACTAAATATTGAATTTTTGTTTGATGATGAGACTTCAAGCCCTTATGAATTTAATAGATATTTTGGATTTTATTGTAATGACATTGATTTAGAAGAATTTGAAATTGATTTAGATCGAATGTATTCAGAGTCGTCTGAAAACGTAATCGCAGTAGAGGCAGTAGATCAACTCACATTATCTCCAAGCTCAACATTTAGTTTACAAGCAACTGGAACTAATTTAGACGATTTAGGAGTTTCAAATGTTTCATTCAGTGGATCTGGAAATATTGAGGTTACTGGAGTAACTTTTAGTGGTGGAGTTTTGACTATTACTGGAACATACACAAGCTTTCCTCAAGGAACTACTCTAACCATTACAGCAGACCGTATAAATCCAATAATTTTTGAATATCGAAGTTCAACAATTAGTGATCCGTGGATAGAATTAGAAACATTAAATTTTAATCCATTAACTAATGATCAACCGTTACCGGTTAAATATACACAGTCCGATGACATTTCTTTCATCCTAACTAATTCAACTGGTGTTAAATTAAATGGTAAAGGAATAAATCAAGACCTTAGCGATATTAACCTAAATAGAACATCTACTGAGACTTTATTTTTTCCATATCTTAAAGGAAAGACTGGCGATCTTCATTTGATTAATCCAGAAGATTGGAATCAGGATGGATCTCTTGTAACATTTAAAATTGATGATGTCCGAATTGATCTAGGTACGTTATTCGGCCCAACCGATTTAATTTCTCAGCCCACTGCAGCCGTTTCAGATATTGATACTAGATCAACCGTTGCATTACAAATAGTTAATAAACCAAACCACCTAGATCGTCTTAGAATATATCACCCAAGTGGAAGCTGTTTTGATGTTAATGATATTGGTGGTCGATATGACGAGGTTATTTTTGTAAAATCGTATTTTACAGGCGGCCCATCTAGCTTACCTAGTTCTACTGCGTACACCGTGTCGTATCCTGACATTCCTACTATAACCTTCTCAGCGACCGATCCAAATTCTGTCCCTCCTTCAAATACTCAATATTCTCCAGCAACAATTGGAACACAATACATTTCGTCAATAAACAACAGTAAGTGGTATTTTAACGGAACTGAATACGTTGAAGGAGTATATGGTTCTAGAATATACGTAAATGCTGATCTTGATATTAATCAAATAATTGAAGCTCTATATGGAGTAACCATTGAATTAAGAGATTCTTCAATACTTGCTGTTCCGAGTGAAATAGGTTTCTCATTCATACAGTCTCGTAAATTTGGAGATTCGTATGGTGAGTTAAAAATTAGAGTAATCTCAGCAAATCCAAATACATTTAAAATTAATGGGGAATCCACTTCATCTACGGTATTTGCAGATGGAGGTTTCTTGGATAAACCTCATGCTCTAATTGATGTAGGTAATATTCAAAAGCTAACTCCGATATTAGACAATATTGTAGTTAAGACCAATACTAATTGGTCAAAAATCAGTAGAGTAAGTAGAGTCTTTGATCTATTTAAAGTTGAGATAACTTCAGCTGGGATGGAAGAAGCAATGAGCTACTTCAATAAGTATTCAACCATTGAATTAGTTGATGATGAAGTGGTTAACGTAATTTATGATAAAATCGAGATCCGAAAATTATACAAACCAACAATCGGCGTATTATCTCTATTTGAGATAATGGATATTGACTTTTCAACTTACTCAACTAGATACTCAAGAAATTTATTACTTGACCTATACAAAGACGTGTACATTCCACCAAATGTTAACCTATTAGATTTCACAAAGTATACATATCAAATAATTGGTGACGGCGACATTGAGATAAATGGCGTATTATACGATATTGCATCGGTCGGGGCAGGCACAAGACCTCTAGTTTGGCAGAATACTCCAGAGATTTCAAAGTACACAGTCGTTAGAGGAGATGCTATTTTAATATACGGTAAGAAATTACCAAATACTACGCTTGATCCAACTAGCACAGCATATCCAGATAGATTAGATCTTCCGTACTACGATGGATCAAATGATCTAATTGACTATAGTGGTCCTTTTGCGCTTAAAGCAAATCACGCATACCAAAGTTCGCAAAACTTAACTTATCAAAATAGAGATCGATATTTACTAGGTAATGTATCAAGCGAATACCATGTGTATTTAGAAAATTTCAATTCAGAGTACGCAACCGCAGGTAGAGTAATCCCATACATAACTAAATGGGGTCTAGAAGACTCAACTGATAGTCGAGATAATCCATATAGATTGAACTCAGATTTAATGTTCGGTAAAGATAACTTTGGTCCGTCTCATAGAGAATCTTCTCCAACTCCTGAAAAATTAACGCATGAATGGTTCTATATTGAATCAGATTTTGGGTATACAATTGACCCAAAACTAGCCAGACATAATTTTTCGTATTTTGATTCTCCGTTAGACATCAATCAATTAATAAACTCTAATCAATATTTTGAGACATATTTTACATACATTCCTAAAGTTAATGGAATGGAAGTAGACAGACCTCAATTTAGATATTCTATATTGAATAAAAATAAGTTCACTAAACAATATGAAACCTTGTTTAAGGGAGCAATGTTTAGATTTTATGAAATAGATGATTTTGGAAATTCCGTAATTGATACTAATCGATTTGAGGATTATAAATTTAGCGTATTGCTAAAGCCAGTAAAAGAAGTACCGTCAATAACTAGACAACCGATTAAGTATCGAGTGATTGAGAACACGACTGCTAAAACAATAACAGTCCTAATAGAAGTTGCAGTAGGCCATAAAGATCAGCTTAGCCCAATTTTATTACAATCGAACTGGTCAACTCCAACCAATGATTTAATAGATCAAACTACTGTATTTAGAAATTCAATCCGCTCTCCAAAAACCCAGTATTCGATTGATACGACAATTACTGTTTCAAGCATAACGACCTATCTGAATTTAATAAACGGCATGACTCTTGTTCCAGCTGACCTTGGAAAAACTGTGCATATTATTTATGCTCCAGTAATCTCTCCGTCTAGCTCGCCAATGCCTCTGTACTCAACCATCATTGCGTCAGAGGGATCTCCAGTATATGAAGATGTAAACAATGGACTGATTGTGACTGGTGATAGATTAGGGGAACGAGTATACGCAAATGTTTCGCAAGCAATTTCAATACCGCTTAACCAAGGAACTTATCCATGCGTTAAAATCCAGTCAGCTTTTCAAGACAGCTGGACGTTAGATACTTCCAGTGCTGGTGTTGGCGAAATTACACCAAGTGCAGCTTTTACCAGTGCTTTAAATGGCGGAACTTTAAATATTAGTCAAATATCGGCTTCTACTTCTCCATATTTTGTGGATGGAGCAATAGACCATAGCTATAAACTTTCCCAAATTTTACAAGCAGGTAATGAATTTAGCATCATATATGGAATCACAAATATTAGCATAGAGGAAGCAAAATACACAGTCGCTTCCGCAATCAGTTATTCCAGCGGAGTATTCACAATACCGGTTTCGTATTCGAGCGGTGGAGTATTCACTCCATTATCAACGGGTGCATCCGTTATTTTTAAATCAAATTGGGTTATTTCAAATCCAGATGACTCAGAGTCAGTTGCAACCAATACATTTTCAATAGAAAATAATACTGCCTACTATGATTCAATGTTTGGAGATTATCGAATACAGTTTACCGATGTTTCTAACATGACTCACTCTTTTTTATATTTTGCAAAACACAAGAAATATAATAACAAAGCAGCAGCGTACTCAACTATTAAACTATCAAGAGGCGTTGACCTATCAGCTAGCGGTATTTCATTAGATCCTTTAACCTTTCAGCCTGTTTCCATTGAGACTAAAAGGCTACAGGGGCTAGTCGACTATGATTCAACTGCCGACTCGGAAATATCTCAATCAAATATAGGATTTTCACCATTTTATGTCATTAAACCTGGCGTCAAAAATATTCTATTACAAATTGACTCAGCAAGTTCAATAACTCCAACTAACTTGTCTAACTCTGCTCTTGTTGAAGACGGTATACTTGGAGCAAATCAAAACCTAATCTCTCTAACTCAGAATGCATCACAAGATTTTAATCTAGTCATTCCATCGACGGTTAACCTTGGAGATACTGTTTCATTTTCTTATTCTGGAGCCGGAGTACCTAACGGAACTTCTGCAACTTGGATAGACCAGGCTCAACATTTCCAACTATTTGGAGGAGTTAACTATTTTGAAAAACTATTCGGAAATCTTTCATTTGCAAAATTCGTTCAACTATTAGAACAATCGCAAGATATAATTAGTTGGGAATCGTATACTGATGGAATTAATTTAAGCGCTAAAAAGCTCTCAATTGAAGTTCTAGTAGCGGATGAAATTTCAAAATCAACAATTGTTAGAATTGACCCAGCGACAGTTCAGTCAGGTCAAATAAATCAAACAGCTGGCGTAACTCTAAGTGAAGTTCCATCCCAATCGTATTCAGTGAATCGATATTCTGGAGAATATGATATTATCACCAGGCCTATTGCTGGATTCAAATACAATTTTTCAATAAACGGCAATGATTTAACTAGTGCAAACGTATGTTTAAATCCACGAGTTGAAAATTTCTTTATATTGCCGGAGTTTGAATTTGTAAAGTATTCAAAAACATCAATTCTTGATCTTGAGAATAGTCAGAACTATTCAGCCGAATATCCGCTAATTGGCGAAACTCCAATCGACCGAACTTCATTAAATATCCTATCCTCAAGTTGGGATTATAATTATCATTTTGAATATTCAACAAAAACTAATTTTGCAAGAATTCCTGGGAGCCGTAGAGTCACCGAAGACTATTCATTTGTTTCTAAATTAATTAATGTTCCAATGAATTTTACGATTGAAGACTTTACCGTTGTTGAAGTAAGCAATGCAAATTTCATAACATCAATTGCGTCTGAGGCCAATCTTGTGTACTCAATTTTTACAAATGAAGTTAGGTTTAAATTAAACATCTCTGACCTAATTACTAAACACCTATCAAATAATGGTCTTAGAGCCCAATTTCAAAAGTTCTTTAAGGACGAGTTTGGTAGCTTAATAACCTCAAGCGTAGAATTCTTTGGAGACTTAACTTTTGAACAATATCTTGCACAATACTGTGATACCAACTTAACTAAGTTATATTCAATTGAGGCATTTGAGTTCTATTCACTAAACGATAGTATAATACCTAATAACTTAGTAAACTTCACCCAAGTAGAGTATGACGTATTGGGAGATCTAGGATATAGCTTAATTAGAAATGTCAAAATAAATAATACCAAATCGAACCTAGTTGAGGGATCTATTTTGATAAAACCTAATACGGGTGTAAAAATCGTACCAAAAATAAAAATTAAATTCATTTAATGGCAGTCATTATAAATTTAAAGGAGATATTCGCAACCGATAGCCAAGTTGAGGTCTCAAGCAAAGTAAACTTCAACTTTAACCAGTTGATTGCGCTTGGCATAGGTCAAGCTGGCCCAACCGGTTCAATCGGCCCAATCGGCCCAGCTGGTCCAATCGGCCCAATCGGCCCAGCCGGTCCAATCGGCTCGACCATTTACGGTACTACTCCAGCGACTGCTGCAGCCAGCATACCTTCTGGGGTTCCTACCGGACTTTCAAATGGAGATATTCTAATAACCGCAGATAAAGTTCTTAAGAAGGTTGCTACTAGCGGTTCAAATATTTATGGTTGGGATGTATTGACCGACTTTAACGTACTAGTTCAATCCGCTCTCGGTACAAATATTTCTCCGTATGTTAGACTTGGATCAACTTCAAGGATTGTAAAACCTAGAGTAACTGCTGGATTGGATCTAACCAATAGCAGCACAACCGGTGATCCAAACGTTGCGATTTCTGGCCTTGGAAATAATTACCAAACGATTCTTTATAATTTTAATGAATTAAAGACAAGATCGCTTGCGATTGTAGGTTCAAGCATTGCAGCTCCTTCAAATTCCTCAACTGAATTATCTTTCAATGCAAGCAGTTCCGCTGTAGTCGGTTTAACCTCTAACACGATCACCATATCGGCAGGTCACGGACTCTCTACTGGACAATTCGTAACCTACTCCAATGAGGGAGGTACTTCAATCGGAGGTTTGACCAATAATGGAGGATATTACGTATATGCTGCAAGCTCAACAGTCTTTTCCCTTTGTGAAACTTCTGCCCAGTCAATTGCAGGTACTCCGGTAATTGATTTGACAGGCTTAGGAAATTCAGGAACTCCTCATAAATTCATAACTTACCCAGCTGCAATTGAAGGAATTTTTCCGCAAACTGCAAACCTTTCACTATATTCATTTTACAATAATACTGCAACACCAGCCAAGGAATTTGAAACAAGCTCAACCGCCAAGGGATATCGAGGTCAATTAGAATTAGGATCTCTCGATACGCTACCGACTGCTTATCCTGGAGTAACTGCTCAAAACTTCGTAATTAGTCCAAGTTTTGAAAATCTACGAATCCGAAAGTACAGAATCGGAGGATTCACAATAAGTGGAGGATCTGCTTCAAATCCTGGAAATTACATGCTTAGAGCAGAATACGATATTTCATCGACCGGTTCTGAAGTGACTGAATCATTTGCTCCAAGACGAAATAGCGAACACGTATGGAAGATCAATAAAGCTGGAGTCAGCCAGGCATTCGGTCGAACTCTTGAAATGAAGTTCACAAATAGTTTCATACTTGATAATACTGAATCTACCTCAATTGAAATAGACGGAATCTTTTTGAAGCGCGGTACCGTATTTAGTGGGTCAAGCTCATTAGCGTATGTAGGATTCGGTTTCGATCACACAGACTCAAATAAAGTCAAACTAGTGGTAGACGGAGTTACGTTTCTTGAATTACAAAGTACGAATATTAATTTAGCTGCAACCAGAGTTAATGCGCTAGGTGTTCCGCTGGGTGGTGTAAACGACAATCGTGTATACATTTCAAAAAATCCAGCAGCTGGAACAAATACGATTGATGAGCAAAGCGGCTACTTATTGACTTTCAGAAGTATTTCAACTTCATCAGATCCGATTGAAGGAACTCGATTCGGTGGAATATCTGCGCAAAAGAATTTTAACGGAACTCCATCAAGTCCAATTCTTCCTAACACAACTGATCTTGCTGGTGTAATACTTGAAGTGGACGCAGGTTACGAGTTGAATCCAGGTGGACTAAGCTTAATTGGAGTGAACGAGGCAACTAGAGTTGCTTTCCATGTTAGCCGGTTTACTTTAGGGTCCGAGCGTAGAGCCTATATCAACTCTAGTGGAAGTTTAATATTCGATTGGGATGATGCAAAGACTAGTAGTTCTCAGCGTAATGTGCTTATTGCTCCAAGAACCGTAACTAACCCATTAGATACAGTCGGCGTAACCATTAGACTATACGGAGGAGCTGGATTACAAGGATTCGCTGCATCAGTTGGAGGAAAGGTTAGCATTGCCGGTGGAAACGGTCGTTCATTTGGCTTTGATGTTGGAACCAAAGGAAACGTGTACTTACAATCAGTCACATCAGGCGATGGCGATTACAAGAATGCGTATGGCGTATTTGTTGGAGCCCCGGAATCAGCTACTTCGCCTGCATCATTCACCGTTTATCCAAACGCAAACTCATTCGGTCCATTCGCTGCAAATACTGAAACTGTTAGAGTATTAGACACAACCAATACTCCAAGATTCACATTAGATAATAACGGTGCAGCGACTTCGGGTTTAAGATTTCCGTCTTCTTTCATTTCAAGCGCAGACCTCAATACTCTGGATCGATACGCAGAGGGAGAGTGGGCACCGCTCATTTCTGGTGATATTTCACATACCACTATTGCAAGCGGAGGCCAATGGACCAGAATCGGAAGAGACCTTCATGTACATGGTTGGATCAGGCAAAACGGTAGTCCTGGTTTTGCTAACACCATTGCAGCTGGTAATCACATAGTAGTGTCAGGTCTTCCGGAAGGTGTAAGTTCTTTCAAACTTAATGATGCTAGGGTTGGAGTATGGACCGAAGTAAATAATGATTCTAGTTTAATGGAAACAACTCGTTTCTTTGGTTCAGGCAATGTAAGAACCGGAAACATAGTGCACAGTTATCACCATAGCACGAGTGGATTAACTTCGTTTAAATTGTGGTTTGTTGGTTATGCAACCAGTACTCCGCAAGTAGACAATCCATTGGCTTTGAACCTCGGTACACGCACAATAACTTTCAGCCTAGTGTGGAAATTCTAAAACACAAAAATAAAACAGCCAATGAAACTGCAAGCACAAATTAAATTCATGAAGATCATTGATCTCGACGAAATGAAAATAGACACTGAACATCCAATAATCAATACTCAAGCAGAAATTGATTCAAGCGCGGATGATTACATCATGTCAACTCATTTGTTTGATCAAATCGATCCAATTTTGGACTCTCTTTTACCTGAAGGTTATGAGATCAAAGACCGTAAACTTTTAGTGAACGGGGAGATCGTTTGGCCTGGTGAATATTTCTTGTCTATCATTGCCATATCTGAAGACACCAAGACTGAGTCAATTACTCTACTTATGCCTTTAGCTTAAATGGAATAGCCTTCTTTTTTTCGAGCATTCGACTGTAATCCAGTAGAACATTAGGATCAAATCCATGGACGGGTTTCATGATACGATTGACTAGAATAATGTCTTTGGCTAGACAAATTCCGTCAGATAGAACAACATGATCCGTGCCTGAAACAACAATCACGTTTTGATCAGGATTAAAATCAGCCAGATTAGGCCTTGCCTCAAGCAGGCGATCCTTGAATTCAGAATTCTTTAGTCCTGGTAAATCCAATACGGCCTTGCGAGTGATTGAATAGCCGAGACTACGTTTGCTCTTTAGGTTCAATCGATAAACCTCGTACCTGTCTAATTTAGTGGACTTACTCACAATATAGATCACGTCTTGCTTATGGATCTGATTATTATTTAGATGAAAATGAATGTGTTCTAAAACTGGAATCTGTTTATTTAGGTATGATGCCATTACTTCAGATAAGATTGACGAACATGCTCGAATGATATCCTTACCATTAGAGTCATCCGGCTGGGCCAATTGAGATACTATTTCCATTAACTTTTCATGTGACCTGACCACATTCAAATGTGAATCGTACACCTTTTTATCAGCAATCACTGTGTTCAAATTTAGGTAATGAAAAACTATTTCATAAAAGTTGGAAAAATCACTGTCTAAGTTAGTGAGATACTTCTGCTTCGCGTCCAAGAGGATGTACGTGTAATACTCTAGGTCAACAAAGTTAGCTTGACAGAGCCACATTGGGTCTAGAACAAGCTTGGGGTTTAAAGGCTTCATGTGTACCCCGATTTTTCTTATTATTTATTTCACGGCTAAAACCTGAATCCGCTGCGATAAATAACAAAAAGGATTTTTTAATGCAAGTAGTCACCTACAAGGTAATTCCGGAACCTCCAAAAAACACCATCACATTCAGTAAGAATTACAGAATTTTTTCTACTGGAGAACCTGTGCCCGGTGCTCTGAACATTGT